AGGTTATGCTGATTGGCAGTTAGATGCTAAGGGTAAACCAGTACGTGGTCTTGCTAACAACAACCCCGGCAACATTCGCCCAAGCAATCAGTACACATGGCAAGGTCAAGTGGGTATCGACAAAGGGTCAAAAGAGGCTGCTGGCTTTGTTCAGTTCTCCTCACCTGAGGCTGGTATCCGTGCAATGACGCTGAACTTGCTGAGTTACAACCAGCAAGGTATCAATACTGTTCAAGGCATTATCAGTCGCTGGGCTCCTGAGTCTGATAGAAACCTCACTGGTGCATACATCAAAGATGTCTCTACGGCGTTGGGTGTTAAGGCTACGGACGTTATCAACGTACAAGACCCTGCGGTTATGAAGCAGTTGATTACCGCCATCATTCAGAAAGAGAATGGTAAACAGCCGTACGACATGCGTACTCTTGATAACGGTATTGCTCTTGGGTTCAACAAAGATACTCCGCTTACCGCAGTTGCTTCTGCAACGCCACCTCGTGCGCCTGCTGCGGCTGCTGCTACGAACCCTGTGGCTACGCTCAACACCGCTGTACAGACCGGGACACCTACACAAGTTGCCAATGCAGCCGCCAATATTGTTAAGCCTGCTGAGGGTGGCACGATGTACGGCTCGGCTACGCTTGACCCGTCTGCTCGCAATCCGCTGATTCAACAGACCCTACAACAGCGTGCAATCTTGCAACGCCAAGTAACTTTGTTTAATCAGTATGGTATGGGCGATAAGGCTATTGAGGCTGCTGCCAAGATTCAAGCCCTTGACATGGGTCTATACAAGAACCAAGCCGACATCGGTGTGTATGAAGGAGCCACGACTGGTAATTACAGCCGTGCCCTATCTGTACTCTCGACGTTTACTGGTGCACCGCATCAAGTCTTACAACGCCCTGATGGGAACTTCGATTTGTATATCAACGGTAAAGTGGCTAAGGCTGGTTTGGACGGAAAGCAAATTGAACTACTCGTTAAGACACAAGTGGATGCTGAGTACCGCAAACAACTCGCAACTATTCAAGCCGAGCGCGGTACAGAAGCATTTAAGTCTGGTCTGCGTAGGGAAGAAGAAGCCAGTAAACAAGTTCTTCAAACTGCTCGTGAAATCCAACTCGAAGTTATCAAAGGCAATACTAAACTTGCTGAAGAAAAACTCAAACTGGCTGGCTTTAAGGCTGTCGCTACGGGTGCTTCGGATGGTAAAGTAACTTACAGCAATGGTCTTGGCGATATTTTTGTGGTCGATACTCTCAACAATCAGGTTGAAGTCAACGGGGTCAAACTCGATGTTGGCCCGCGAGCACAGCGTGTTGCCGGAGTCGATAGGAGTATTTGGAGCATTGTCAATACTCCTCAACAAGAAGTTAGGTAAGGTGAATTATGGCAACTAAAGCCACATCATTTGAAAATCCTCTGTATGCGGATTCTGGCGGCTCGATTGCCAGTGACATGAGTGGCTACACCTTTCTAAACCCTGCTGCGTCTAGTGGGGCTGATGCACTTCAGAGAGGTCTAGCCGACATCGCTACCATTGGCGCAATGGGTCAGCGGGCTACGCAGTTTGAAATGCCGCAGATGAAGAAACCACCTGCGATTGCATATAGCCCGTCAAAGAAAGAGTTGTTTGTACAAGGCGTGACGTTCGCAGAGGACGACGCCGATATGACCCTGCGTGCCGAGCAATTACTTGGACAACCTTCTGTGGGGCTACCTCAAGGTGGTGACTGGATTGCTTTAACTCCTGAGTCCTACGGGCAACTAGCCAACACAATCCGTAATCCGAGTCTTGGGCGTCTTATGTCCAAGAACTTCGGTATTGGCGTTGACCAGTTACAACTGCTTGCTGGTCGTGGATTACAACTTGCTGGTGCTGAGCAGATTGGTCAGGGTATTGTTGACCAACAGATGGAGGACTTGCGTAAGAATTTGCCCTACCGTCGTGAGTTCAGTGACATTGACTCCACCCGTGGTGCGATTGAGTGGTTGGCTGCAACGGTTGCCCAACAAGGCCCAAATATTCTTGAGTCTGTCGGTACTGCTGCCGCAGGCTTTTTTGCTGGTTCTGCCGCTGGTGGCCCACTTGCAGGTGCAGGTGTGTCCTTGGCATCACTCGCGGGTAAAGAAACTTTCAAACAATCCGTACTTGCTGCCCTAAAAAAACGTGCGGCAGGTGAAGTCCTTGATGCTGCCGAAACCAAACTGCTGCGTGAAGCGGCTGGTATTGCAGGCGCAACCATTACCAGCGTGGCACAGAACTATGCCACTGGTGCTGCTGATATTTATGGGGAGTTCCGTGAACAAGGAGTAGGAGCCGATGACGCCAACGCTCGTCTTGCCGCTTTGTCTGGCGCAGTTCCCTATGCCGTCCTTGAATCCCTCCCTGAATTTTTACTTGCATCCCGTCTGTTTGGTCGTGGTGGTCTGTCCGCTAGAGGTGGAGCAACGAATCTCCAAGACATCCAAGGTAAGACTTTCTTGGGGACGCAAGGACTTCGTGGTGCAGAACTGCTCAAGCGAGGCGGCAAAGGGTTGATTGTTGGTGGTACTGCTGAGGGCGCAACTGAACTCGGACAGGAAAGCCTGCTGGTTGGCATGACTGGACAGGACTTTGGTGATGCCGATGTTCGCAAACGCCTTCTCGAATCTTTTGCTGCTGGCTTTGGTGTCGGCGGTGTACTTGGTGCAGGTGCAAACCTTCGCCGTGGCCCGATTGGTCGCAACGAAACTGACCTTCTTAAAGGTAATCAGCAAGTCCCACCACCCACCTCCGAGTCTGTTGAAATCACTCCTGTCGGTGGCCCGACCCCTGCTGGTGGTATGGGTGCACGCCCTGACTTTGTGGCTGGCGCAGAAGGTGTCCGTCGCTCTACTCCGGGTGACCGTATCTACACAGGTGAGGTACAACCCAACCAGTTCGGTGGTGCACAAGGTGTGCTTGACCTCGGTGGTATTCCCGTTGCTGAAGCCAAGGCTCGCAGCATGCAAGGCAATGTGCGTCCACAACAGGTGTGGGATGTCACTACTCAATCATTCCGAGATGTCACTCCTCAAGAACTAGCGGCTCAAGTTGGCCCTCCGAATCTAACCCCTGACCCTAATCAGTTGGCTCTCCAGTTTGCGCCACCTGCACCGGGTGGTGTTGGCTTTACCGACCAAGCCGCCCCTGTGGTTAACCCTATCATGCAGCAGCAAATGAACTTGGCGCAAAGTCGTCAGGCTCAGGAGCGTATGCAAGCCGAACAAGCAGCCCAACGTGAGGCAGACCTTGCTCGGATGAACAACCTTGCTCAAGCACAGCGTCAGTTGGAAATTGCCCAACAAGCAGCGTTGCAAGAACAGCGGGCCGCACAACAGCAACAGACACCACAACAACTTCCTACAAAGCCGCTGCCTGTACGTGCACCGCAACAACTGGAATTGTTTAGTCGTCGTGAGGCTCCTCGTCCTTCTCGTGCAGAAGGTTTGCGCCGTGGTGTGGGTACTCAGTTGCCTGCCCCTACTGGTGCTCCAGTTACTCCACGGGTTGACTTGCGTAGTTCACCACAGATGGCGATGTTTACTCAGCAAGGTCAGCCTACCGTGGCTGCTTTGCGTAGTGCTGCTGCACCGCAACAAGTTGTTCCGACTGTTGAACAAGGTGCGGCTCAGATTCCTCCGACTGGTGCGCCAGTCACTGCCGTTACTTCACAGGCTGCACGAGGCGAAGCACTCAAGAAACAGAAGTCTGGTACGTTGAACTTCGAGGATGGTTCTGTATATACAGGCCAACTCAAGAAGGGCGTACCTAGCGGTCAAGGTACGCTGATTTACTCTGACACATCCACCTACACTGGTCAGTTCAAGGACGGTCTGCCGCATGGCACTGGTCGTTTTGAGGACGTAGACGGTACGGTGTTCGATGGACAGTTTGATGAAGGCGACTTCGTTCAACCCGAACCACAAGGAGAAGCAAATGCCCCTCAAGAAAGGAAGCAGCAACAAGGTCGTCAGCCAAAACGTCAGCAAGATAATGCGGGAGTACAAGGCGGGCGGCAAACTGGGCAACAGCCCACGACCCAAGAGCAAGGCGGCGGCACTGAAGCAGGCGGTGGCGGCAAGTCTCTCAAGCGCGGGAAGAAGCAAGAAGCCGTAACGCCTACGGAGGAACCACCTCCGCCCCCACCTAAGGGGGGTAAGGCTCTAAAGAAAGCCCCAGCAAAAAAGATTGAAGCGGCAGGTAAGGCCGCAGCCCCCGCAGGTGCTAAGTTGCAACGTGGCCCTAGCGGTCTTGCTGCAATGGTCGGGCAACTTATGGGTACGACTACACAGCCTGCGGTTGTGGAAAGCCAACCTGTTAAGCGTGGTGCACAGGAAGCAAGTGCTGAGACTGTGGCTGCAAACGAAGAACTCGATATGGCTATCGAGACTGCTGAGACAACCAAGAACGCTGCTGCTTACGCAGAGGCTCTGTACGATATTGTGTCGGCTTATGTCTTTGGGGCAGACCGTACCTACTTGCGTAAGACTGCTGCCAACTTCTTGACAGACCCTGAGGGTGGTGTATCTAAGATAGATTACACCGATGCGCTGCGTGAAGTTGCGCTCGACCAAGAATCCATTTCTCCGAAGTCCCGTTTGTACGCCCTACTTGCCGACACTGGCTTGTTGAACGATGCCAATGTCATGGCGAAGGTGCGTGTGCCCGGGGCTAAAACCACACAAGAAGCGGTTAAGGATGATGTGGTTGCAGTCAACGAGGACATCAGTGCCGAAGAACGCTTGGCAAACTTTATTGACTCGAACCCACAGTACTATGACAAAGCACAACTTATTGACAAGTTGAAGAAGTACTACGCTGGTGTAGTCGATGACAACTTCCTCGTTGGTAAGCGTGGGCTTATCAAAGACTTCTTTGATGCTAAGGGTAATCCCTATGTGACTCAGCCTGCGGGCACATCCTACTTCATCCCCAACACGGTGGCTGAGGAGAAAACAACCAAGACTGACTTTGTGCAAAAGCATGAGGCAGCACGTAAAGAACTGCGTGACCTTGAAGAAACTGAGAATCAAACGACACTGGATGACCTCCAGTTCGACCCGTTCTATGACCGTAAACCCAACAGCGACGACGACTGGCGTGCCTATCGTGCGGACGGTAAGCCTCTGAATCCAATGAAGGTCGGCCCACTGCGCTTGTTTGCAGCCCGTGTGATTTCCAAGTACGCTCGTAAGCCGCGTGTAAGCGTGTTTGCCAACATACAAGATATGCGTAGGAGTAATCCTACTTTGTTCGAGGCTGCCGCTAAGGCACGTAAGAATGGCGACATTGAAGCAGTCAACGCTGCTGGTATGGCATGGGGCGACAACGTAGTACTGTTTGCCGACTTCATCCACTCGGAAGAACACGCTCGGTTCATCATTGCCCACGAAACTCTTGGGCACGTTGGCTTCCGTGGATTGTTTAGCAGCCAAGCCCTCGACAAGATTCTGCGCTTCATCGCTGACTCTGACCCGCAACTGACACAAGAAGCCACGGTCTATGCGAATGGTAAGGGTATACCCTTTCTCGAAGCCGTTGAAGAAGTACTGGCTGACCGTGCTGCTGCCATCGACAACAACACTATCCTGCGCTTTTGGAACTGGTTGAAAGACCAACTCAATAAGATGGGCTTGCGCTTCAATGATGACGCTGCTCGCTATCTGATTGGGCTATCACGCAAGTACGTGCGTCAAGGCATTGGGCGTTCCGAGGTCAACACCTCTGGCATGTTCAAGGAGATTACTGAGGCACTGGGTAACGAGAAGTCCGACATGGAAGTGTTGCGCTTTGCCCAATCTGTGGCACAAGGCTCTGCGTTTTTTGCTCAGAATTTTACGAACCGTAACTTTGCCATCTACGGTGACCTTGAGCGTTCTATCCGTGACATCGTAAACACCTCACAAAAAGCCGCCGAGATGCGTAAGCAGGGTAGGGGCGTGCTTGCCAACGTGGGTAACGTCACACAGAAAGTTCTTGATGGAATCCAGACGCAAGACAACATGGCCCGTAAGAGCAAGGGATATTTCAAAATCTTTAGTCGCCTGCAAGACCAAGCCGCTCGTCAGACTGAACTGAAAACTCAGTACGCTGAGATGACTAAGATTGCCCATGACGCTAAGTTCTTGGGCTTTGGTGGTGGTTTGACTCCCGAACAGAATGTCCGTTCCGGTGAACTCATGGCATATGCCACGTTGCGCCGGATGGGGCAGTACACGGACAATCAGATTCAGAAGATGCAGAACGTGGTGTTCTATGACCCGAACAACCTAGACCCCACTCCGCAGATTAACCCTGAGGCTTTTGAAGAACTCAAGAAGATGGGTAGGGTTACCCCTGAGGAGTTCCGTAAGGGCTTCATGGTTCAACAAGGTACTGAAGAACGCCCAATGACGCCTGAGTATCAGGCTGAACTGGTTGCACAGCGTGACGCTGAGTTGGCTTCCCTTGAGTCTGGCAAGGCTCGTGAAATGGCTCGTCTGCAAAAGAAACTGGATACGGCTCAGAACGAGGAAGCCCGTCTTGAGTACCAGTTGCGTCTTAAGAAAACCGAAAGCAAGTACGACCGCAACATTGAGATGACCAAGCGGACGTATACCAAGCGTATGGCGGAGACCACCTACGAGGCTCCGAACATGCAGCCCTCATTGGACTGGTTCAAAGATGTTGATGGAACCCTTGAGGAAGATGAAAACGGAATCATCCGCTACACGGGTAACAGCATCGAGTACAAGGTTTACCTAGAGTTCTTTGATGCCATCTCGAAATCCTCCGTGGATGTGCTCATCGGTAAATATCTTGGCGCAATCCACGAACAGCAACGAGCAGTTACGTCTGGTATATCCAGTGCGTTCTCTGAGAGTCTAACTGCCCAAGAGACAGAGTTCATTAAAGATGTGGTCGAGCAATACGACCGTATGCGCCTAAAAGATTCAGAGTACAAGAACAACCGTTTCGTCATGAGCGAGGCAGCACAAGAAGATGCTGACGAGTGGTTGAACTACAAGTTTGGTGGCTCGTTCTATAAAGACCTTGCCCTTGGCGACCTAAAGACAATGATTGAGGGGTATACCCCTGAGCAAGTCGATACGCTTGTGCGTGGCCTGCGGAACAAACTACGTAACAAGGTTGACCCTGACCTTGACAACGTGAACGACAGTTCCATTTGGGCATTGGTGCGCCGCATCGAAGAACGCACCATGTTTGCAGCGTCTATCAATGATGACCAGTTCTACGCCAAGCGAACCATCGCTGGCTCTTACGTCCCGCTAATCCGTGAGGGTGACTGGCAGGTTCGTATCCAAGCCTACAAGGAAGTCAACGGTCAGGAAGTACCTATCAAGTTGCGCCAAGGTCAGCAGGACTCTCTGTTCTATGGCAAGGTCGCTACCGAGAAAGATGCTCGTGAACTCCAAGACGAACTCGACATCATGTTCGCAGGCGAGTACGAGATGCGTGATGTTGACAACAACTTGCAGACTGTCAAACTCCGTGCAATTTCTTCCGTGGCTGAGCAGACCCCTGCGCTTGTGGACATCCTCCACTACGACGAGGTGATGTATTCCTTGTCTCGCCTTGGTATTCAGTTGACCCCACAAACTCGGGAGATTCTTGTCAAGAAAACACAGGCACAGAACACTCGTGCTCGTGCAAACCTGAAACGTGCAGGCACACCCGGCTGGGACAAAGATGTTGTCAAGAGTGCGTCTGCCTATCTGGAGCAGCAAGCCTACACCGCAGCCAACAAAGAGTTCCGCCATCAGTACGACGAAGTTCTTGAGGACAACCGTAACTGGTATGGCGACCCTACCCGTCTTGAAGAACTCAAGGCTAAGTGGGAAGGTGCGACTGGCCCTGCCAAAGAGATTGCAGCCCGTGAGTATTTCCAAGAGAAGTTCTACTACGACAATGCCGTCACGATGGTGGATGGTAAGCGGGTAGAGCGTGGCAACTGGTACAAAGAACGTGCCAAGTCTTTGCTCGACTGGAAAGAATCCACTGGCGACATCATCCATGCGGATGACATTTGGACAAACAACGAGTTCTCTGTGGCTGCTCGTACATGGGCGGCTCTTGCTCAACTCGGTGGCTCTATCGCCACGGGTGTCACACAGATGCTTTCGCTGCCGACTAACTCGTGGGCTTACCTTGCTTCGTTCAATCCGAAGAACGGCTTTGGTGTTGGGCTAGGTGCAGGTCGTGCAGGCTACCTCTTGTTGGAGTACGCCAAGAAGGCAGGTAGTTTCCGCTACGCCAACCTCGACTACATCGACCAACAGATTAAGGAGTTGCAGAAGTCAGGTAAAGACCGCAACAAAGATGGTCTGACGTTTGCTGAACTGAACTTCCTGTACACCATGACTGAGGAGCAGCGTCTTGATGCTGCCCAGTTCAACGCTTTGACTGGTACAAGTCGGGGTCGTGCCATCCTCGTTAACCCTACGTTCCAAAAGTTCGTCAAGGTTTGGATGGCTCCGTTCTCCTACTCGGAACAGTTCAACCGCCGTACTACTCTCCTAGCAGCATATCGTGGTGAGTATGACCGCCAACGCGCTTCTGGGGTAGACCACAATGCAGCCGACATCGCTGCCCGAGCAGTTGCGTCTCGTGCCGTGGACGCCACACAAGGTGACTACGCACAGTACAACCGCCCTGCTTTCTTCCGTGGTGGACTCCAGTCGTTCATCTATATGTACAAGCAGTACCCGATTCTCATGGTTCAATTGTTGAAGAACATGAACTACGAGGGTCGCATCATCATGCTTGGGTCATTGATTCTGCTCTCCGGTGTGCGTGGACTACCGGGTTCTGACGACATCTTGGACGTTGTTGACGGCATCGCTCAACGCTTGGGTCTAAAGATGGGCTCCATCGAAAAAGAGTTTGCTCGTCTGACACGCACGGTATTCGGTGATGAACTTGGTGCTGAGATTAACCCAATCATCATGCGTGGTTTGCTTGACCACTTCACTGGTTGGTCATTCTCTAACCGATTGGGTCTTGGGGATATTGTCCCCGGCACGGGCCTACTGAAACCGTCAGCCACTAAGCAAGAACTTCTCCGTGAAGTGGTGAACATTGCAGGTGCACCTACCTCGTTCCTCGTGGGTAGCCTTGAGTACTTTACCAACACCATCCCCGGTGTAGTCACTGGTCGCTCAAGCCTATCTAGCCTTATGACTGATGCGCCTGTTCGTGCGGTCAAGAACTTTGGTGAAGCCTTGAAGTTCCAAGACACTGGTGCAATTCTCGACTCCAAGGGATATGTTGTGGCAAAGAACGCTACGGCATGGGAGATTATGGGTAAGGCACTCGGATGGTATCCATCCCGTGCGCAGGCTCAGATGGATTGGATGATGGCAGACTCACAGGAACAAGCCTATATGTCCATGATTAAGACTGAGGCTGTACGCCGTGCGGTTGCATCAAGACTGTCAGGTGACCCTGAGTCCGAGAAGAACGTCAAAGACTTTGTGAAAGACTGGAACGAATCCACCAAGGGTACTCGCCTTGAGATTCGCAACTTCGATAGGTCTGTCAACCAAGCGTTCAAAGAAGCACGTAAGCCACTGGCACTACGTAGCCTCAAGTCCTCCGCTAAGTCAGGCCGGGCAGAAGCCAAAGAGATGCTTCGACTCTACGGTGTAGATGAAGAAACACTCAATGGCATCCCTGATTAAACGACCTTGAGTTGACCGTGGGTTAGGTCATTTACGGATTGGTCGGCGTCATCCAAGATTCCCTGCAAACGTGGGTGGTTGAGGTTGATGCCGACTACATAACACTGCGGAATTTTGATACCAACATCTTTACCGAAGTACGCCTTCTGTGATTTCGGTGTGGCAATGATGCCTTCGGCTTCAAACTCCTGAACAAATTGCTTGTAGTCATAGCCACGTTGACTGAGCCACTTGCGTAGTTTGGTACGCTCGACAAGCACCGTGCCTGAATCGAATGTCCCATCGTAGGTCTTGCGGTACAGGTCGTAGCGTACAAGGATGTCTGCAATATACGGACGGTTGTTGTCTCGCATAGGCTTCTGACCCGGGGTGTGCATGACCGTGATAGTTGCGTCCATGTTCTCGTTGATGAACTCGCCCAGTGCATCGAAGGCATCCATACGGTTGGTAGCCGCAGATGTTTTCATGGACTTCAGTTCACCCAGTGCCCACTCGGTTGCGTCTTGGTGGTCATATAGGATGAGTCCGTATTCTTTAGCAAGTTGGTTACCGAGGTCAGATAGCACCAAACCAATCTCCCAAAACCGTTCGTCGCCGCTAAAGTGAACGCCGTACTTCTTGGGGAACTCATTGATGGCATGCTCCAACATCGCTTTGATTGCATCGACACCAAGCGGCAGCAGTTGCCGCATAAACGCATGTCCGGGGTGTCCGTAGTTCGCCATCAGAAACGCATGAATCTGTCGCCCTACCTGACTACCTTTAGTGAACAGTGGGTGAGGGTGAACATTGAACTCAAGCAGTCGGGCTAACTTAGCATCCGTAGCATGACCACCTGCGTACAACATACTGTGTAGCGATTCGTTGGTCGATACCGTCATGGTGGTTGCCCACTCTTTAATGGCACGTTCCTCAGAGTTGCGGTTCAGCCTAGCCTTGTCACGCCCTTGACTTGTCCAGTAAATCAGGTCGCCTGCTTCCTCACGGTCAAGCATAGTCAACTCGTCCACAGTCATGGGTAGGTTGCCGTGTAGTGCAAGGCGGGAGAACAAACCGTTCTGTGTGAACTTACCACCGAAGTGGAGCGTATCGGGATTGCCCCACACTGACTGCATCATGTACTGACCGAGCGTCTTACCGCCACCAGTCTTGCCGTACAGGGACAGAATCAAACCCTTGAGTCCGCTGACCTTGAGCAGTGGTGTAGCAAAGGCAAAGCCAATCAGGAACTTGTGGAGTTTCAGGTCTGCGGTTTCGAGGATGCGGGTGAAGTTCACCCACTCTTGCAGGGAACCCTGACATCCATACATCTCGTCCGTGACCTTGCCGATTGCCGAAGCGAGGTTAATGTTTTCAGTTGCGATGTTGCCAGTGGAGTCCCGGCGGAGAAGCGTACTGCCAATCACAAACTCGTTGTAGTTTGCTTTCCAACCCATTGACGAATACAGGTTGGTCAATCCTCGGCGTTGCTTCAGTTCCTCCATGTATGAGCGTAGAAGCATTTGGAAGTGTACCGTTTGATTTTTGTTGAACAACACGATGCCTTGGTCAGCAATCGCACCTGAGAACTCTCGACTGCCATCAGTAAGATGAGCCTGCCGTAGTACAAGTTCAGTCCATCCAACGTGCGGACGATGCCACATGTAGCGGACTACTTCATAACCAAGACCCTCATCTTTGCCGTAGCCGATGGGGTAGATGTCGAACTTACAAACGTCAATATCGGTTTCGTCAATGACCATCTTCATACCGTCAGTGGTACGTTTGAATGGTCGGGGTACTGGTATTTGTGCAGCGAGGGGGTCGGTCACTGCCGCCGTTGATTTAACTTCTGCGAACTGTGTGCCTAGACGGGCAGGGCTACCAATCTTGTCTTTGAACTTGCAGCCCTTGCATCCACCGGGGTGTTCGGCTTCAAACTTTTGGCAGGTTGCTGGGCCTGTTGCGCCCTGCTTCCAATGGTGCAACTTACTGATGGTTGCTTGTTGACTGTATCCGGGGTGTTGCTCAGACCACTTGATGGCAGTGGCTTCAGGGTCACTACAAAATGCGGCTACTCCAATCAGGTTGTACCACATTGGTTCGGGGACATCCCCTTGATTCTCTACTGCCCATTTAATCTGTTGGCAGGACTCAATAATCTTGTCAGCGTTTGCGGGTTGGTACTCATGCTTGACTGCTAGGTTATCCAACAACGAGTTGGTACGTGTCTGCTCAACGGGTGGCTCATAAGATGAGCCATGTGTAAACGGTTCGAGGACTGCCCACAACTGCGCATAGGTCACATCCTGCGCATCTCGTATCAACTTAGCGGTCTTTCCTCCACGGGGGTTAGTACATCCAATCGGTCTCAGAACACGAGCACTGTCCCCCGTAACACCAATGTCGGGTGTGAATCCTTTATCAAGGCAAGCCGCCTTCAATGCACTGGCTAACGGCTTCCACTGTGCAGGCTCAATCGCCTCATCTAATATCCAGTAAACATGTAGCCCATTGCCCGACGATACAATCATCGGCATGGGTAGCCCAACTGCTTGGACGAAAGTCACGAGAGCCTTTGCTCCCTCGCTTGCATCCTTGAACGGCTTAGGCTTTCCGTTCTTACCAATACCGCAGTCAACGTCGATGGCAAGCACCTTCGTGCGCTCGACGAACTCCTGCTTACGACGCTTCTCTGTGAACGTAGAGATTGCGTAGTATGTGTTTTGTCCCCTGCTATTTAGAGCAAGAGCAACTTTAGCAAGTGCTTCGACTGAATCAAAGTAGCCGTGTCGTGGTTTTGGGTTGTCGCCTTCAAAACTCGCAATGCAGTACAGTCCTTCTGTCGGTAGCACCCGCTGAAAGAAACTCAGCGTGTCCATAAAACCCCCGTTATTGGGGGGCACATGCCCCCCATGTTCCTCATTCAAAACGCTTCAATAAATCATCAAGGCGTTCTTTCCGTTGTGGTTGCTCCATCGCAATGACATCAGGTGTAGGCCACTTGTCCTCGACCATGATGTTGAGTAGCCTCTTGAGAAGCACCCTCACCGTAGCGTCATTGGATTTGCGGAGTTCCTTCCCCCGCACCCATCCATAATACGTCATGCGACTAACACCAAACAGGGAAGCCATGTCATTGGTAGTCAACAACATGTGCTTCCTTAACGCCTCAACCTTTGTAAAGTCAAGAGGCGGATTAGGCGTCATCTGCATTTACCTCCCCAACAAGAGCGGCAATCTCGTCAGCCAGTGATGCAGCAGACGGAGCCGCAGCCGCAGGAGCAGCCGCCTTTACTGGTGCGGCAGCAGGAGCAGCCGCTTTAGGAGCACCAAAACCACGCTTCGCAGCGGCAGGTTTATCTGCCACGGGGGTAGGAGCAGGTTCAGGAGTCGCCACTACGGGAGCGGGTTTCGGTGCAACTTGTTGTGGTGCGGCAATCTTCGGCACTGCCGGGGCAGCGGAAGTACGCAACTCACCAGTAATCGAACGGACTTCTTCCGTGCCAAACAGTTTATCAACTTCTGCTTGGGTGGCTTCGTCAAGGAATCCACCAAAGTCAAACTTCAGTTTGGGGAAAGACGCATCGGTGTCAAACGACAGGCGGGTACGGACAATCTCAGCAGGGATGCCACGCATAGACAGTTCCTTCTGATACTTGCCAAGACCTTGCAGTGCAGCAGGGGTAACTTGGAGCAGGTAAATCGGGCCTGTCGGGTCATCAGCAGCCACGACTGCCAAACGCTTTTGGTCAGAGCAGGCTTTGATTTGCTTGCCTTGCGGAGTCACTTTGGAACCCCATGCGTTTTGTGGGCAAGATGCACACAGGTCATTCTGTGGTTCAGCACTAGAAGCATCAGGCGATACACCATCCATAGAGAAGCAGTCAGGGCTAGACGGTTCGCTCTCAGGTGTCCACGCCTTGGCATACCAAGTTTTAGACAAGCGGGGATTAGCACCCACAACAACTACGTCGATGGTGGTCGTGTCAAGCACAGTCTCAGTACTGCCTTCGACAATACGGAAACGAGAACCTTTAATACTGATACGGGGTACGGCTTCGCCACTGCCGATGCCACCACCCAATGATTGAGCGAGGACAGATGGAACACCAACACGTTGTGCGAGGTGGGCGGGTACTTGCACGTTGGCAAGAGTAAGGGCATTGCTCATAGATTTCTCCTTTAAGTGAGCGGTTAAATACGATTGGTTGCACGTTTGGCTTGAGCGAATCCGCCGCTACCTACGAGCGTTTGTGCTTGGTAAGCACGTTCAGCAAACATCTCTTGTTGTTCACCTAGACCTAACTTGCGCTTGGCTTCGGTGGCAATAATGTGTTCGGCTATTTCTTGATGGTCTTTGCAGTAGTGGAATCCACCTTGCATGTGACCCTCCATCTCACGACGCATATCACAAGTGCGAACAACAAAGCCGTTCTCAATCTTGAACGCAACGACTGCGGGTGAGCAGTTGCCGAACATGCGCTCCATGTCAGTAGCCACACGGACATTTTCAATGGAACGGTTCATATCGCTTTGATGCGCTTGCAGCAGGGACGCTAGTCCTTTACCAAAAAATCCTTTGACACTCATGGCTTAGTCCTCCACTCGGGTTACTGGTTTGCGGATGTTCACCTCCAACTTCGTGCCGTAGTTGACACCGGGGGGTACTGCTTTGTTTGACTCAATATATCCACGCACGGCAATCTTGCTAATGCGTTTCTCAAGCATGTCAAACGCTTCGTTCTCACGAATAAATCCGAGTACAGCATCCCAGTCACCCACGTTGGCATAGTCGGTGGTGGTTAAGAACGCAGTACCATGCTTGGTCTTGAACGAGGTAACACCTTGAGCGTCAGCCTGTTCCTTAATCCATGCTTCTAACTTCTCCATCTTGGCTTTGATGGTAGACACACGGTCTTTCACCTCAGCCTCAATAGATTCTTTCTGCGACCTGAGTTTCATGTAGGTCGCTACTACATCATCTACGTTTACAGTCATAGTGTCACCTATTAGTCTGTTGTTGAATTAAATCAAGAAGCAAACCTTGCAGTTTCTGCTTGTTCTTTAGCCGTTCGTACATCCTGTACTCAAGGTCTGTCGCCTCGATGTGAATGACGTTCGACACATGCTTCTTACCTATACGCTCAATGCGTCCGTTTGCCTGAACATATTGCTCGTTGCTTGTCACAGGGCCATACCAGACAATCGTTGACGCACTGGTGAGCGTTAACCCATGCGCCATAGTCCCCGGATGGGCAATCAAAACATGTGGGTCTTTGGCATGCTGAAAGTCATGGAAGATTTGATTGCGTTTGTGTGAGGAGACCTCACCATTCACAACTGCTACCGTCCAGTGCTTGCCAAGTTCCTTCTCCAACATGTGCAGAGTACCTGTCAGTGGAACAAACACGATTACTTTTTCACCTGCTTCCTCAATCACCTCCTTCACAAGATTGACACGGGGGGTACAGTCCAACTCAATGTTCTGTCCATCATCACCGTAGGCTACACCGCAGGCTATCTGAACAAGTTTCTGAATCTTGACTGCTTCGTTCACTGCCGTGATGGTTCCTTCGGCAGTCATCTCGGTCACGAAATGCCTGAGCATTTGCGTGTAATGTTTCTTCTGCTCGACAGTCAGTTCGACTTGTCGAGTCTGAACAACTGTATCGGGTAGGTCAAAACATTCATCACGAGTAAAGCGCACCGCAGGTTGGAGGATGTGCTTCACAATGTCTACTGATTCAGGGCGGGGTACAAACTTCCACTGCCCTATCTTCATCATTACCTGCTCACGGAAAGCAGTGTAAGTTTTAGTGCATACTGGACTGTTGACTAACTTCGCCAACGCCCACGCATCAGTTGGGTCATTAGGCGTAGGAGTACCAGTCATCAACCACAAACGTGTTGCAGGGTTAGCGTCCATCCAACGGCGGAATATCTTGAACCGTTGGGTAGTTGGGTTGCGCAGTACCGCCGCCTCATCAACGATAACCAAGTCAAACATCCCTTTGGTTTCTTCTTGGATGATGTTGAACCCATCATGATTGATGATGTAGAAGTCCACCTCTTTACGCAGAAGTTGTTTACGCTTGTCAGCCGTGCCATGCAGGACGACGAACTTGCGATGAGGAAATCCTGTAAAGACTGCATCACCCCACACTCGTTCCAACGTGGATAGTGGCGAGAGAATCAGCACCTTCTTTACATGCTTGGTTTTGATGAGATAGTCCGCAGCCCATAGAGCCGACTGTGTTTTACCTGTGCCGATTTCGTTCAGCACCAACCCTCGATGGTTGAGCGTCAAGAACGCAGCAGTATGTTTCTGATGGTCATACGGGATGTACTGCCCGGGCCAGTTGTAGTAATGCAGGATAGGCGATGGCGCATTGATGCCGAGATTTCTCAGCACACGCACCTCGTCAAGTTTGTGCGGTGTCACAACCAACGGAACACCACGAACCTCAATAGGTTTCGCAGTCGGGATACTGTCGAGTACCCGATTGGGATTGTTTAATTTCAGAGCAAGCGTCCTTGCTTGTTCCACCACTAGCATGTTGTCACCTGTAAAGTTTTTCTTTAATAATCAAATCCAACTGGTCGATGGTGTCTTGGTCATATACAACCATCCACCAACCACCTGCCTTCTGTATCTTTGCACCACACTGCACTTGCAATGCCGTAGGCTTCTTTGTCCTGTCGGCTTTCACTTCAATGCCAAGGAACTGACCCTTCACTACGGCGATGATGTCGGGGATTCCTGCCACTCCGAACCCATTGTTCGCAGGGAAGAAGTACCACACACCATGCCCTTTCAGTACCTCAACAACTTTCTTTTTTACCTTACCTTCGGGTGTATTATAAGACACTTTACGCTCCTGTCAAGTAAGGTTAAACCCTAGCCGAATCACAATCGTGTCGAGCAGGGCAGAATCGGCATAGCCCCGATGGTCGGGCAGGCCAGTTGTCATGCTCTAGCGAACTGTGGATGCGTTGGATGCGCTTCATTACATCGGCCCATATCGCATTGACATCCGCACGGAAATAAGTTTCTGTATCCATCTCCATCGTCTTGAGCCACACCAAGGATGTACGCACAGACTGCACATCAGGGAAGTGCTTGAACACCTGCGCAGCGAACAGTTGCATCTGAAACTGGTCAGCATTTCGCTTGCCAGTTTTCCAGTCCATCACATTGGCTAGGTTACCATTGATTACAAGGATGTCAAGTTTACTTCGTAGCCATGCGTCCGCATCCCACCAACCTGTTGGTGTAAGGTTCTCGGTAAGCACCAGTTCTTTCTCGATGTGCAGTTCACCCCCCTCAGCAATTCGTTTTACCGATAGGCACAATGGTTCGTAGTGCGCCACCTCTTGGGGTAGTACAGCATCATTCGCCAAACGATACTCAAGATATTGGTGGATGCGTTCCCCATACTTACTGGCTTCACCTCCCTCATCGACAACATCTTTGACAACACGCTGACGGAAGTAGCGGTAGGGGCAGTTCTCATACAACTTAATGGACGAGTAGGAGTGGCTAAGGCGCATAGGTTGTAGCCCCTCGGGGTATCCTTGGGGTTCTCTGTTTATTGGAAAGTCCAGTGTACATCAACTGTGCATACGGCGCAAGATGTCGTACTTGAGTACTTCCAACTGGGCAATAATCTCCATCACATCGTCCATCTTGGTAGAGAAACGTGTGTAGACACCATCGGTTTTCATCAGGATGAGTACGTTGTTTGCACCATCCTGCTCGACTTTGTTCAGTGCCGACTGCAACATCTCAACAACTTCTGCCTTGCGTTTATTCTCGACTACTTCAGTCAGGTTTGTTACGTCTTTCATTTGTTTTTCCTTTTAGGTTGCGGTAGTTGCCCGACTAATTCCAGTTTGATATGGGGGTAATTCATGCGTAGTACTGCCAGTGATGCCATGAATTTGCCACGAGTAATCATGTGATTGCGCTTGCCATCAGGCATCTCAATCCAAAAGAACGGAGTGGCATAACCATACTTCACAGTGTTTAGTTCTTTGGTAAGTTCATCGACCCACACTTGGTCGAACTCACTAGCCTTGTCCTCTAATACTTGTTCCTGCAAGTTCATCATGTATCTCCATAGTTAGTTGCTACACCTGATTCACATGCAACTGGTAGGTCTGCACACCACGCGGGTGGTGTTGACATCATCTCCACAAGAAGTTGCTCTGCGTCTGTTGCCTGTGTTGCCGGGGCCGTGATGATGATTTCATCATGTACTTGGAAAGCAACGTGATAGTGTTGCCCGATGTTCGCCATTTGTTCCGCCACAACAATACGAGCCAATGCTTGGACGACGTTCTCTGTGACCTTACCCCCATAGATTTTTGTCCATGAGATGTCATCAGTCTCGCCTGTCATCACTCTATCTTTGACTGCCTTGCGGTACTGCCTTGCATCACCAATATATTCATAGTTGTTTGCGCTTGCACGGAGTGCTGGATAGCGGATGTACAACCCATTGGGTAGGCGTATACCATGCTCGTCGTAGGTCACACACTTACTAATGACACCGCTTTGTCTTGCAAGGATGCCACCCAGTGCGCTTCCACACTTCTGCCATAGAGCAACAATTCTGTGGTTCTTCTGTCGGTACAGTCGGACGATACGTTCTGCTTCGGCAAGTTCAATCTTGACGGACACACCGCCTTGACCAATCTCAAGAGTGCGTCTGAACTTCTCTGCACCCATGCCATAGCCTAGACCCAAGATACAAGTCTTACCAACGAATCGTTCTACCTTGTCTGCCTTGGTAATGGTTCGACCATAGACCTCGGATGCAAACTCAGAATACACATCACGCTTTTCAGAGAACGCACCAATCAAATCGTTCTGCTCTGCCATCCATGCCACCATTCTTGCTTCAATCTGTGACGAATCGCAAGCAATAAGAACGTGACCCTCGGGTGCTTTCAATGCACGACGAATGGTGTTGTTCCCACGAGCAGGAAGATTTTGTAGGTTGAGTTTGTCACCCCCCGAGAACCTGCCTGTGTGCGCACCATAATAGTTGAGCATGATTGGCAGGCGACCTCGCTCGGACACCGCAATCAAGTTCTGAGTTCGGGTCTCCTCAATAGTAGACTTGACCCCGAGCCTCGCAGCGACCGCAACCTGCACCCTCTCATCAGGATGTTCTAGTAAGTCAGTGAATCCCTTGTCGGTCTTGCCGAACGCTAGAGTTTCTTTGCCTGTGCGTGCGCTCACCTTGGTTGGTGGCTCGACCCCCAAGTTCTTCAGATACTTTCCAAAGATTTGGTTGCTCATCAAAGTCTTTGTAATGGCTTCGTCGCTCACCCCCGTAAGACCCATGTCGGCAATCAACGTGCGCTTTCGTGCAAGTACTTCCTCAAGATGTTGCTCTAAGAGTTCCCTGTCGAGTTCAATCGTAGGCTCGGTGTACATGCGTAGCGTTTGGTCAATGACCATCAACTCACTGGTGGGGAAACCCTTGCTCAGTTTCTTGAACAAGTTGTAGGTTAGTTCCACATCGTTCTTGCAGTACTCACCATACCTAGCCAGTTCATCAGGCGCAAAGTTAGCCCTGCGTTTACCAATCGCATTGAGTACTTCTTCGCCCTTCTGCCCTAGCCCATAGTATGTAGCGAGTGCTTTGAGTGAACCCCCCACAGTCATTTGGTGAAGTGGTCTTGCCATAGATAAAGTGTCAAGCCACAACTTAGGCTTGATACCGTAGTGCCATGACAGGATTGCCCCATCGAACGCAGTGTTGTGACAGAGGATTGCTTTGTCACGATAGTCAAGTGACTTCAAGAACTTAGCAGGGTCACTGCCTGAGTACCAGTCGGTCGGGTAGTTGTTGACCTTTACCCCCACACCAATGACCTCGAACTGCGGGTCACGGATGTAGGCTTCTGTGGTCATCTTCGACAGAGAAAAATCCTTGTCGTAGTATGTTTCAAAGTCAATGGTTACTATGTCCATTGGTTCTCTCAATCTCCTGTGTAATCCACAGGTTCAGTAGCCGAGTTTGAAACAAGAGTTCCTGCGACTTGACACGAGCATCGGCATACTTGTGGTTCAACAGGTCTTGATGAATGTCTTTGTTCAACTTGTCCATACGCAACATGATGGTTGCGTAGTCAAAGAACTCGTAGTTAATCACGGTCTTGCATCCATAAGAATGTAATCAGGGCTACTGCGCCCAATGCAGTAAAGCATCCGAGCAAAAACATAGCCCACTTAAAGATTTCCCAAATGGCTTCAAGAATCATCACGCACCTCGATAAGTTTCTCGATGTAGTGCTTGGCTTTCTTGATGTCGTCAATGCCACCCTTGGCATTGCAACGTGCAAGATATTTAATAGAGTTACCCTTTAAGAACCCACGGAATTCTTCGGGTGTCATCCAAGATTCCATAGCCTTCCAAGGTTGGACACCCATGTTCTTGTAGTGGTCACCGCCAACTTGTAGGTCATCGGCTCGGGTGCTTGGCACGAATGGCTTGGTCTGAATAATGACCTTCGCATTTTCTTCCTGCACCACAGGCATCACCTCTTTGCGAATCTTGTACACGATAGGCATGGCTACCTTGAACTTCGCACCAACTTCTTTTGGTGTGGCAAGCGGATTCTTTATGAAGTACTCACGTACCTTCTGTGATTTGCTTTTCATTTGATTCTCCTTCGTAAGTTAAAACATCAACACCCATACCACACGATGCTTCGTAGATACAGGCAACCTGTACTGCCTTGATTGCATCAGCACCCATCGCCAACGCACCAAAGGCAAAGTCTCGACCACTACCCATACACAGAACTTTATTTTCGGTAAAGTCCATAGGTATCGGTGAGCGTTCGTACTTCAGTACTCTCTTGTCGGGGGTGATGACTAGCATACCCACCCATTTATCAGTATCTTCTTGGTGTTTTGGAAACTTCTCTATGTCTGCACCATTCTCGAACCACTTGCGCATCGCCTGAGCATAATCAAGTTCACCTGAGAACCCAAGCAAGTGTCCATTGACTCTGTGTATCTTGGTTACTATGCACTTTAGTCCTGCGTTCGTGGCTTGTTTATCGGAGGCAAGTTGTTTGCCATCCCATACGATTACTGTCATGGATTCATCTCCCGATAGTGGTTGCCACATGTACGGCGATAGCCTTCGGGTGTAGGAAAACCGCAGGTGGATTCTTTCCAACATCCTTCTACATCACAGGCTACAACAAGGGTATCTACACCCTTACAGTCGGGGCATCCAATGATTTCATCCTCAGGTTCAAATGGGTTAGGTGCTCTAAGCATCTGCTCAGTAGTCCCTTTCCAATAACATCGACGTTCGTTACATATTACTTTGTCCATATCTTTCTCCTAGAAAGGGGCAGGCTCTAGCCCCGAAAGGTCTACTTTCGGTTTGGTAGGGCGGGGTGTTCTACGCACAACAACTTTGTAGTCCCTTGGCTTTGCGAACTGCTCTGCCATGTCAGGGTCATCAAAGATACGCAGTACACCTACATCGTCATGCACCTCATACTTTTTGTCATATCTCACCAGTCATCACCTTTTGGTATGTCAATACCCAAGTCACCGTAGTTCTCTGAGTACCGACTATCTTCTTCCATGTCATCGAACATTGACTTGGTTGGCTTGTGCTTAACCTCTTTGGGTTGCTTGGTCTTACCACCATACATGGCATTGTGAATACGGTTCACTGCCTTATCAATCTCCGACAACTTCTTTGGCTTTGGTTGCTTTGCCTTCGGTATTTCAACCGTAGGTTGGACAAGCCAAGTCTCCTCGGTCTTGCCCCTACCATTACACCTATTGCAGTTCCACCTGCGGTGCGTTACCTTCGTGGCTTCGTTCCATCGTGTGTCGAGACACTTCATTCGTATCTTGCATGTCGGACACTTCATCATATACCCCGAATCTTCGGCGCAAGTCGAGACTGTATGTTGTGCATACCTTATCTACCTCATCAATTACTTCTTTGACAGTTGTGGTTGACGAGTAATAACCGCGCCGTACTGATGAGATAAATCCTTTCAGTAACTCGGTGGAACACTCGCTTGATTTGATAGAAGTGTATAACACATCTTGCCACTTGTCTGAGTTCCAATCGGGTTGTACCCAGTCATATCTCTTAGCACCTTTACGTTCGTTATCTACCTGCTGAATCAGAGATTCCAACACACCCATTCGGGCACGGATTTTTACTGCGAGTTTGAACTTACGCAGTGCTCGTAGCCATTCCAGTTTGTTATCTTTGTTGACTGCTTGTTTGGTTAAGGGGATACGAGCATTGACAGGCTCATAAGTATTCAGGTCAAAGCACAGTCCATCGAACAACTCGTAGCCTTCTTGCTCGTTAAAGTACTTCCACCCATAGGTTTGACTATTAGGGTTCTTTGCTTGGTACTCCGCATACTGGGGGGTAGGTTTGATTACGTATCGACCAGTGGCTTTGCGATACCACAGGAAGGGGATAGCCCTGCCGAGTGCTTGGCTCAGGGTCACACTGCAATTACGGGCTTCGCTCGATGTCAACTTAAACGTAAACTTGTTGTCAGGTGTGAACACACCGACCACGTTAGTGCCCAAGCGTAACTCGTAGTTCTCACCGACTTGATACATCCGTGCCCATGACTGTACGGGTCTACCGTTCTCAGGGTTACGTGCCTTCTTGAACCATTCGTGAACTTCTTGGTAGGAAAGTTTGTCTGTTCTCATGTCAACTCCTTATCGTGTAATTTTGTGGGCTACTACTGCGGCAGTCATAGAGGACAGGTCTACATCCACCACGGTTTCTTTCTTCTCACGCTCAACAACTTTGCGATGACGTTCCTTGTACTCCTCGGGGATTAAATCCCACAAGGGTTGCCACATCTTGAGGGCAGGTGCAAGGGTGGCATGTGCATCAATAATCTTCTGCACTTGGGCTACGAACTCATCTCGCTTGGTGTGTACTGCCTTGATACGGTCTTGCCATTCTTTGACTTCGACAAACAATTCACCCCATACCAAGTGGTCTTTGAGTATTAGTTCACTGCCGTAGGTGTTGGTGCGCTTGGCATACTCAGTCTCAACAAACTCACGAGGCCATGCACGTTTAGATGGTAGGTCAAAGCGCAGTCCACAGTTGACAGCACTGACACGACCGACCTCGATGTACTCCACCATGTTCAGGAACTCCTGCGGTACTGCGTTCAATGCAGGAACATGTTGTCCAAAGAGTGTCGTGTAAATCTTGTCACCCCACTCGTGGCTTGGGCGACTGTTCTTTGCAGTCTCTAACTGCTTATCGAATACTGCCTTGGCTCGTTTGATAATCTCGTCTTGCAATTCTTTGCTGAATCGTACTGTTGCCATGTCATTCTCCTCGTTGGGTTAAGTTATAAACTGTCAGTTGCGCTTGCTCTAGCACCTCGTCAATGTTCAACATCTCTTGCGTTGCGGCATCATCGGGGTACAACTCTCGAACAAGGTACGACAAGTTGTTGATTGTTTGTATTGCTTGCTCTGCTACATTCATTCGTATCTCCTGCTTCAGTTGTCTGTAAAACGGACTGTCAATCGTCATCTTGCACCTCCACTAAATCGTTTGCGACTATCGCTTCCTTCACTGCTTCATCACTTACAAGGTGGTCGTACTCTTGTTCCAACTCACGGTACAACTCACGCATGTAAGTCTTAAAAATCTCTACGCTTTCTTTCTCAAAGTCCACCATCTCTACATCCAGTTGCTTGTCTAATCCTTCCACAACTTGTTCATGGAAGTCTGTTGGCTTGTCGAGTACGTACGCAAACACATCGCAGTCAACATCAAAGCGAGTGCAGTTCTCGTGGTAGTAGTGTCCACTATGGGTACACTTGAACTTCACCGTGCCTTTGTGTTCAATCAACTTGCGTATTGCTGAGTACTCATCAGGCTTGAAGTGTGTGTTGAGAAACAACTCCATGTCCTCAATGTCACCCTCAAAGCATGCGCCATCACCCTGCGACCAAAAGCCTGAGAAGAACATGCGGTCTACACCAATGCCCTTCTGCTTCATACGCTCGGTGAACTCGTTGTAGGTGTACTCCCACCAGTCAATATGTTCTACGTTGTAGTAGCGGTACTTATCAATCAATGACTCGGCTACTTCCATATCTACCTCCCGAACATAGGTGTTAGTGGTACGAGGGGCGGTGCTACATACCCTGCGTTCTGTCCACCCATAAAGATGTTTGCACCACCTGAAGGTTTGGGTACTACATACCCGATGCGGTTGCCATCAGGTGAGTAGATGCCATTGGTCGAGTGGATATTGAGTGGACTATTCGCCCAGTTCAATGGACTATTCATCCAGTTGAGTGGGCTATTGTCGAAGTTGAGTGGGCTATTCGCCCAGTTCAACGGACTGTTATTAAAGTCCAGTGGCTTTTGTGCATAGGCTACGCTACTTATCAGCACCAGTAGCAGGGCGCATAACTTTGATGCCATCTTCTGTCCTTTCAATCGTTACATTACCGCTTGCCATGTCGTGTATTACCATAGTCAAGAACTCACCTGCACGGTTAGACTTCTTGAGTTGGTGTTGTAGGTACATGATGTACCCTGCCATAGCAAAGTACACCACACCGATAAGCAGTTCAGCATAACTAATCATTTTCCTACTCCTATTCTGTGCTTGGTGCACATGATTCGTACCAGTTCATTGAGGTCAAGACTGCGATGCCATGCACCATCAGCACCTGATAACTTACCTGCATACTCAGGCTCAAGCATGTCTGAGCGTAGTTGCTTGGCAAGTGTGAAGGCAGGATAGCCTTTGTGGTAGATGACTATCTGCCAGTCAACACCAAAGAGACTAGCCCTTGCTTGGGCTTGCCTACGCTTGGTTGTTTCCAAGGTGTATCCGTCAGGTAAGTTAATCATGTCATCAACACTACCTCACCGAATGGTGCAGTGCCCTCATCAGTTGATACCCACAGTACAGGATACTCAGGTACATCACCGAAGTCATCACAGCACAAGTCGGTCAGGAAGATACAGGCAATGGGGTTGACTTCATGCTCTGCAAAGTACTGGAACACAGGGCTAAAGGCAGTACCGCCACCACCGTGGGCACGGATGTTAAGCGTATCGTCACGCTCATACTTCTCGTAGTGTGATACCTCGCTATCAAAATACACCACATGCACACACGTTGGGTTACCGTCCTCCTTGATTGCAGTAATCTCACCTGCAAACTGAGCAATAGTCTTTTCATCAATCGAACCTGAGCAGTCAACTGCAATGGCTATCTCACCGAGTGCTTCACCTGAGACACTAGGCAAGTACAGTCCTTGCGACAGGAACCTACGGTTGGGTCTAGCCCATGAGCGTTGGTCGGACTTGCACTTCTCTACGAACTTGCGTAGCACATCTCGCCAGTCAACCTTAGGTGCAAGCACATCACCGACAAGTCGTTCAAGTCCTGCCGACATCTTGCCCATCATCTTAGCGGCTTGTGCCGCTTGTGCTACACGGACTTTCCACTCGGCTTGTTGTTGTGCTTGTTCAGCAGGGCTACCGCCACCATCTGCACAGTCATCCATTGCTTCAGTACCATCACCACCTGTGCCGTCATCAGGTTCATCGGGCAACAAGTTGTAGATACCGTCAGTCGTACCGCCACCTGCTTGGTACAGTTGTGGGTTGTACAAACCGAACTGGGGCATCTTGCCGATACCTTCATCGGTCAGCAGTTGGTTGATAACGTAGTCACCTGCTTTGTTCCACCGTTGGTGTTGACGTTCACCACGTCTGAAGTTGTGTTCAAGCATGGGGTGAAAGCACTCGTGGGCTACCACGAACTTGCGTTCCTCATCACCCATGTCCTTCATGAAGTGTGGGTTGTAGCGTATCTCCTTGCCATTGGTCTTGGCAGTACGGCAGGTGTAGTCGGCAATGAACGGCATGTTCAGTGCAATGTTGCCAACGAACGGATGCTCAAGGACTAGGGCAGTCCTAGCCTTGGCAAGCAGTCGGTCGATAGCCTTCTCATCGGCTTGGCTCAACGGCTCACGGTCGGCATGGTTGGGTACAGGTGTGGTCATATCAGGCTCCCATGAAAACGGACATCTTGTCCATGATTGCTTTGGCTTCAGCCGCAGTGTCACGGCGAAGGTCGGGGTCGTTACGCAGTGCTTCAGGATGCTTGAGCAAACTTACCTCAACTTGTTGGCGTAACTGTTCCAAGTTGGGGTCATCCATGAAGTTCAGTCGAGGCAGTAGGGCACACAGTTCCTTGGTGTTTTCCACCATCGTGTCACGGAAGATAGCCTTGGGGTCAGCCAACTTCTCAGCCATGTGCTTTACTCGGTCGTAAAGTCTATCCCATACTTCCTTCATGGCAGTAGTCTGAGCATCAGCGATACGCTTCTCAACATCTTGTTGGATACGTGTCAACTCATCGCTCGCTATCGCTACCCTGAAGTCGGTGTTCGGTACGGGGAAGATTGCCATGTCCATCTTGAACTTGCGGGACACATCGCTCTCATCAGGGTAGTCCTCATCGTTGTACAGGCTACCGAGTAGTCGCTTTGCATCCAGTCGCAACTGGTCGTAGTTGCCTACGAACTCGTTGACAAGGTACTGCCACTCGCCCTTCTCCTTACGAAAGTCGGTCATGAATTGCAGGTAGTTGCTTGTCGGTAGCATCATCGTTCCCTCGATACCCCACGGTAGGGTGTTCTCGTAGAACTTGGTGCGGATATGGGTGGTTTTCTTATGCACCCTGTCGAGGTAGTCGTTCATGGGCAGTAGCGACTTGTTGTACCGCCCTGCCGCAGTGGTTGTGCCATGAGCAGATGCCACCTCACTCGTTACTTTTTTGTCGTACTTGCGAGCAGTCCATTGGCTTACGGATAACTGCACAAGTAGAGCACGGTCACTCAGATTCATAGTTGATACTCCTTCTGTTGGTGAGGGGCAGATGCCCCTCGGTTGGTTAGAACAATACGTCTTGATGTTTCATCGCCCACTTGGTAAACGCTTGCGTGTTAGCCAATTCGGGTTTCTTACGTGAGGCATAGGACACCGTGAGCACACTGAAGTCAGCAGGCATACGCTCTGCATAGGTACAAACACGCTCAAAGTTGTTCTCAGTTGCTCGTTCAGCCAGTGCACCACTAAGCGCATACAAAGTGGCAGGGTCTTGCGGTACATCCGAAGTCGTTGGGTTCATGAGAACTGCATCAGGGTTGGGCAACTTACGGAAGATACGCAGAAAGCCTACGAACTCAGCCGCCGCACCTTCACCGACTGCACCCTTGAACATCTCGAACTCTGCATCGGATGGACACATGCCGAGGATGTCGGACACACCTTCAACCCATGAACGGGGGGTAGCGTTTTGGTCACGTTGAGGGTCGAAGTCATGCAGTAGGGCAGGGCGGAACCGAATGAACGAGATGACCTCAGGCTTTACGTCATGGTCAAGTGCCCATGAAGTCCAGTCATCGAGGTGGGTTTCCAACTCGACCACAGTCTCACGGTTACGCAGATGGGATAGCACACGGTTAGCACCTGCTCGGTCTGCTTGTCGGTTGCCTGTCGAGATGACTTGCCACCCATCAGGCATCGGTGTGCCGTGTAGGGTACGGGCTTGGCAGATGTTGGCTAGGACTTTTTGCAAGTCAGCATTGGCTTGGTTGCGGTCATCGAACAACAGGATGCCACGCTCAGGGGCTTTGCCTTTGACGGGGAACCAGTCAGGCAGTTTGTACTTCAGTCCCTCGTCACCCTCAGGGAACAGGATACCGAAGTCCTCGACAAGCATCGTTGGCATGTGTCGTTCAATCACAGGCACTTCCAGTTCTTTGGCTACCTCGTGAACGATTGTGGTCTTACCACCACCGGGGCTACCCTCGATACACAGCGTACGCTGAATGGGGAAGGTGGAACGGATGGTGTCTTTGAGTAGTGTGGCTCGCATGTCAGTTTCCTTTGTAAAGTTTATGGTCAATGCCGTAGGTGACGAAGTACACGTTGACTTCACTTGTCAACTTGCTTCGGTAGTTCCTTGCCGCTTGCTTGTCGGCAAAGTACATGGGTTGCTTGTCCTCGTTACGGACAATGTTTCCACGGCTATCACGCAGGGCGAACAGTCGCTTCATGGTTTACTCCTTTGGTTATTTAGGTTGCGGGATGAACACACATTCGTATTGATGCCTCACCCCTTTAGCATCAATATAGGTTTCGCCACAACCTGCCATCCACTCGATGAGCATTACTGCGAACAGTCCAACTACCAGTAGAGTGACTATGGCTGTGGCGAAAAGGGTAAGTAGGCGGTTCATGAGAGTAACCACCCACCGAGAGCACCGAGGATAGCCCCGATGACAATGTAAAGTATTAGTCTGTTGTTCATGTTGTCCTCTTGGGATTCAGTTGTTTGAGATGAGCAGGGTCAGTGATTAACTCATACCCCTGCTTGTTGTTGCATGCCACTGTAAACTTACGTTGCTTGGCAACTTCCTCACCACATCGCATACACGTTGGTCTTGGCATGTTGCGCCGTTGTGGTTCTACCCTCACGGCATAGCAGTTCGTACAGATGGGAAGGTGGTAGTCCTCCATGTTAAGCCTCCACTGGTTCGTTGAAGATACGCTCTTTGGCAATGGACTGATAGCCGTTGTTGGCTAGTCGTTGCATCCATCGGGTTGAGAGCAGGATGGTGTTAATGCCGTAAGGTTTAGCCTGTGAATGGTGTCGGGTAGTTGACCGACTGTACCTATCCTCATTCTCGAACCACATCCCCTCCGTGTAGATGAACATTGGGTAGTGGTCACCGTATGAGAACACCGTGTAAACTTCGTGGTCTGTGTCAACCAATGAGTAAACACCGTACAGGTTACTACCCCTGAATGGTTCACGGTCTGCTACGTATTGTCTGCACTTGGCATTGGGTACACGAGGTACACCTGATAAATCGTATTGGTTCATATCATCCTCCAATAAGTTGAAAGAAGGCGGAGGGGATACCTCCGCCGTGGGGTTAGAACAACTTGGCTTTGGGTGCATTGGCTACTGCACCGTCAGTCATAAGTTCCAATCCGTCAAGTGTTTCGCACTTGATGTACAGAGCACCACCTGCTTGTGGTGGGGCTACTACCTTAAAGGTACTGTTCTTGACATTACCCTTGACACTCTGTACCTCAAAGGCACTGAATGTACCGTTCTCGTTAACCTTCTTGGCTACCACGGTGATGGTAAAGGTAACGGGCTTGATGGACTTCTTCACTGTTGCTTGCATAATTACTCCTGAAGTTGGTTAAGTTTACATTACATCTTTGACACCACAGCGGTGTTGCTGGGGTCAGGGTCAGATTGCCACGACCCGAGAAAAACGCAAACACAGGCTGGGCAAGGGTTTGCGGGTGAGCGAGCACTCACTTCGAGGGGTCGGCTGAGTTTTGTAATTATACAAGGTCACGCCATAATCTAACACCGCGAATACCAGAGACAAAGACAACTGTCAAATACAAAACTTAGATTGTTAGGAATTCTTAATGAATTCAAGGACTTACGAGGGAATAATCTACGTGAGGCAAATAATCTAGTCAAGTTAGGGTATCAACACACTGCAACATACACCCGCCTTCTTTAACTTTACAGTCAAAACAATTAATGAAAGGGTATATGTGTATATTCTATAGATTATTTAGATTATTTGGATTGTTTACACTCTCTCATGGCACTATTCCCAATGGAATCAACCACTTACGAGTGTCAAGTTAGGCCTTACAACAATCTAAAAATGCACATGTCAAGTTAGATTATTGTCTTATGCCCATAGATTATTGCGATACAGCGGTCGAAAGTGTCATGGCTGCACCCCCCGGCGTATGGTTTATATATAATACAATACAAATGTAAAGTTTTAGGCAATAAAAAACCCGGCTTTCGCCGGGCTTGTGGTTCAGAACAGTGCCATTGCTACCCATAACAGTACATACAACACTGGTGCAATGATGATTGCTGCTACTTCGGGGTGCTTCTCGCAGAACTTTTCCATTTGATTCTCCTGTAAAGTTAGGGGAGGGAGCCTTTCGGCTCCGCTCCGGTGGTTTACTTCATCTGAATCCGTACATTCTCGGGTGGGATTCCGTCGTCAATTAACTCCTGCTGGAACTGTACAGCGTATCTATCACGCTTGAACCAGCGAAAGTAGATTGAATCTTCTTCTATCCACTTGACTACGAACCGATTGGACTCTTGCTTGCGCTTCTTGCGCTCGCCTGCTACGTATGCACTCATGGTATTCTCCTTCATCGTGCGGGTTAAAAGGGAGCCGGATTGCTCCGGCTCCTACTACTTAGAACAACTTCCGCTTGGCTGTTGCCTGCTTGGGTTCGTCGTCCGCTAGGACTTGGAGACCGTCGAGACTGAGAGCCTTGAGGTAGATTGCTCCGCCTGCCATTGGGGGAACCGAGGTCTTAAACTCGTTACCCTTGACTGGTTGCTTCACAACCTTTGCCGTAATTCCCGAGAGCGTACCGTTCTCGTTGATACGGGTGGCTGTGATTTCAACCGTCACAGTTACGGGGGCAATCGACCGCTTAGCGGTTGGAGTGCGTTCACTCATGGTTTTCTCCTAACAAGGTTAAAGAACATCAGACTTTCGTCTGGTCGCTGCATCTGCATCGACAATTTCAGATTGCCAGACTTTACAAAAATGTCAAATACGCCTGAAATCAAGGCGTTTGCGGGCGCGGTTCGCGCTGGCTGGCTTGCGCTGTGGCTGGCTTGACGGGGGGTACATGGACTGGCGTTTGCACCGCCCCCCCTGTATATAGTAAACCCCTTAAACCAAGACCCAAAAAAAGGAACGTGTAAAGTTAGCCTCCGCCGATAACTTCCCTAATCTCTTTATAACCAAACTTGTTGACACAACCGTAAGACCTCGTGTTATATTCGGGGCATGGATACCCTACCACTACACCACACCAAATGGTCAGATAGGTTGGCGTTCGACATTGCTCTCACTTTGGAGGGCAGTGGGGAGACTTTGCAAGAAGTCATAACCCGCCACAAAATCTCGGCTAACGACATCATCTTCTTCAATGCCGACCCGGTATTTCTGAAGAAGGTTGAGCATTATCGCGATGAAGTCCGTGAGAAGGGCATCACATTCAAACTCAAGGCCCGCGCCCAAGCGGAAGAACTCCTGACAACTTCTTGGCTGTTGATTCATGACCCGGCTGTATCGCCAGCGGTCAAAGCCGACCTGATTAAATCTACCGTGAAGTGGGGTGGGTTGGAACCCAAGAACGATGCTGTTGTGGAAGGTGGTGCAGGTGGAGTGCGCATCACTATCAATCTGGGGGCTACCCCGGAGGATGCTCGGACAATCGAAGCAGATAATACTGAGGTAACGGATGTCACTGCCATTGAGTCTGGACAGTAAGTTCACTGCGACCTTCGAGGGTATGCGAGCCGTACGATTCGTCAGTGCGAGCGAAGCACATAATATGGAGTCCGCCCTGCGTGAAAGTGGGGTGTCTTATAAGACCAAAATCGTGAAGCATAAACGCCGGGGACGCGAGTTCTGGGTCATGCTCGTGGAGGTGCAATGCTGAACATTAACTATACACCGCCGCCAACTGGTAAGAAGTTCATGGCGTCGGATGCCAAGATGCGGGTTCTGATGGGGCCAGTCGGCTCCGGCAAATCCGTCACCTGCTCCTTTGAGATTGTGCGCCGTGCCAGTCTGCAAAAGCCCAACGCACAAGGGGTGCGTAAAACCCGGGCGGCGATTGTGCGTGAGACTGCTCGTCAGTTGCAAGACACCACCATCAAGACCTTCTTGGATTGGTTCCCACCGGGGCAGTGCGGGGAGTACATGCGTACGACCAAGACTTATTTCTTTAAGGTGGGGGATGTAGAGTGCGAGATTATGTTCCGTGCGCTGGACGATGCGGACGATGTAGCAAACTTGAACTCGTTGGAATTGTCGTTTGCGTGGTTCAACGAGTGCCGGGACATCCACCCAGACATTGTGGATGCGATGTCCAAACGTGTGGGCCGCTTTCCGTCAGCGAAAGATGGTGGGCCAACGTGGCACGGTATGTGGGGCGATACTAACCCACCGACTATGGATACGTGGTGGTATTACCAGATGGAAGGCTTAGACCCCAAAGATGGCGTATCAGCGAACAATAACGGGTGGGCGGTCTACAAGCAGCCGTCAGGCCGCTCGACCTTTGCCGAGAATATTGACAATCTCCCCGATGGATACTACGACACCCAAGGTCGTAGCGAGGAGTACATACGGGTTTACATCGACGGTGACTACGGCCTATCCTCGGCGGGTATGCCTGTGTACAAGTATTTCAGGCCAGACTACCATATGGCTAGAGAGAGGCTTCGCCATATCAGTAATGGGGTTCGACCCATTATTGTCGGGATGGACTTGGGGCTTACCCCAGCCGCTGTCATCGGGCAGCAAGACCCGAGAGGGCGAGCACTGATACTTGGCGAGTGTGTATCGTTTGACATGGGTGTACAGCGGTTTGTCCGTACCATGCTCAAGCCTCTGATATACGAACGGTTTGGCGGTGCGCCCATCCTGGTGGTTACTGACCCGGCGGGTATTCAGCGGGCGCAGACCGATGAACGCTCGGCAGTGGACATCATCAAGGCCGAAGGACTCAAAGTCATCCCTGCTAAGACCAACAACATCTCAGCCCGCATCAATGCTGTGGACGACTACCTCATGCGTCAAGTTGACGGCGACCCAGCCTTCTTACTCGACCCGTCGTGCACCCAGTTGAAGGCGGCGATGATGGGTGGATATAGGTACAAACCCAAAGGCGATGGGGACATTGACAAGAACAAACACTCCCACGTAGCCGAGGCGTTACAATACCTCATGCTCCATATCGCCTCCGTTGGCGAGGGGCATCATTTACCCCAGCGTCGTGAGATTAAGCCTGTTGCAAGTATGGGTTGGACTTGATATGATGGAGGGGCTGTTTTGCAGCAGCAGTTGTCACCTCCCCACATCTCCTTCTGTGGGTTTGCCCCGTCGAGGTCACTCCGGGGCATTTTTTTCTTGCACAAAATTCTTGACAGTATGTATACTTGTTGATAGAACCACACTACAATATGCGTTAGTGTGTCTGGCAAGGAGGCTGGCATGGCAATCAAAAAGGCGACAAAGCAGTACACCGTGTTCTCAGATAACGAGAAGATGGATACTAGCGGCATGGCTGGAAAGCCTAAAGAATATAAGCCGATGGAGTGGAAAACTCCTGTGATGACCATTGACGACATCATGGAAGTCCAAGAGTATAAGAACGCAAAGCGTCCTGATACCGAGGAAGAATAATGGCTGGACTATCCCTACTACGCGTAGTATCTAATGCCGAACTTAAGCAGCAGGAAGATGCTGCGGCTCAGGCATTGCAAGAGCGTCAGAACCAACCGATGGTGTTGGGCCTTGCGTCTCACCTACGCCTATGCTGGGATGTAGCCAAGATTGCCAAGAAGCCCATCGAAGATACGATGCTCATGGCTTTGCGTCAGCGTAACGGTGAGTACGAAGCCGATAAGTTGCAGCAAATCAAAGCCCAAGGCGGCTCTGAAATTTACATGATGATTACTGAAGTCAAGTGCCGCGCAGCGGAGTCTTGGCTACGTGACATTCTCCTCGATAGTGGTACTCCTCCTTGGGATATTGTCTCCACCCCCATTCCTGATTTGTCCCCCGCACAGCGGCAAGAGATTCAGGACATCTTTGCAAACCGTGTGCTTGAGATGTTGCAGGCAAAGCAGCAAGCACCGAACCGCGAAGAAATGGCGCAGATGAAAGAAATGGTCTCGCAAGAGTATCGCTTCAGAGTTTTGCAAGACGCACAGAATCGTGCGGACAAAATGAAGTTGAAGATTGAAGACCAGTTTGCACAAGGCGGCTGGGCTGATTCGTTCAATGACTTCATCACTGACCTCGTTACTTTCCCATGTGCCTTCATCAAAGGCCCAGTGGTGCGTCGTCAACGTGCCCTTGGTTGGAAAACCGAACTTGGTCGTACAGTTGTAGACCCGATTGAAAGACTCGCTCCTGAGTTTGAGCGTGTTGACCCCTTCCGTATTTACCCTGAGCCGGGTATCTCCCGTATCGAGGATGGATACATCTTTGAACACCACCCTCTATCTCGTACCGACCTGTCTGAACTGATTGGTGTACCGGGCTATGATGAGGATGCTATCCGTACTATCCTTGACGAAGGCTCAGGCCCATCTTGGATTAACGAAGATGTCGAGTTGATTAAGCAAGAGGAGGAGCGTAAGTACTACTCCTACATGCGCCCAACCGATGTGTATGACGCCCTTGAGTTCTGGGGTAAGGTCTCTGGCAAAATGTTGCTTGAGTGGGGTATGACTGAGGAAGAAGTGCCCGACGAAGCCCGTGAGTATGATGCCAACGTGTGGATGATTGGTAACTACGTTATCAAGGCCACGCTGAATTATGACCCACTGGGTCAGAAGCCTTACGCCAAGACTTCGTTTATTAAGTGCCCCGGCGCGTTCTGGGGTAAGGGTATTCCCGAGATTATTGAAGACTTGCAGAACGTTTGTAACGCAGCCGCTCGTGCATTGGTCAACAACATGGGTATCTCCTCTGGCCCACAGGTCGAGGTAAACCTTGAGCGTATTCCTCCGAACGAGGACATTACTCAGATGCACCCGTGGAAGATTTGGCAAGTGACTAACGACCCGATGGGGTCGAGTGCACCTGCTGTCCGCTTTACGCAGCCGGATGATAATGCGCAGACCCTCATGGCTGTCTATGAGAAGTTTGCTCGTCTGGCAGATGACCACTCTGGTATCCCAGCCTACCTGTATGGCGACCTGAATGTTCAGGGTGCAGGCCGTACTTCTTCGGGCTTGTCGATGCTGATGGGTGCTGCTGGTAAAGGTATTCGTCAGGTCGTAGCACATATTGACCAAGACGTAATCAAACCGATTGTTCAACGTCAGTTCGTGTACAACATGCGATATGACGAAGATGAAAGCATCAAGGGTGATGTACAAGTCATTGCCCGTGGCGCAGTTAACTTGGCTGTCAAAGAGACTGTCAACGTGCGCCGTATCGAGTTCCTTAACGCAACCGCCAATCAATTTGATATGGAAATTATTGGTAAGGATGGTCGCACCGCGATTCTTCGTGAGGTGGCTAAAGGGTTGCAAATGCCTGTGGACGCGGTTATTCCGTCTCGGGAGAAACTTGGTTTCACTGACAAGGCGGCGGCGCAAGCCGCTCAAGCACTTGCTGCTGACCAAGCGTCTGGCGTGCCTATGCAACCAGACGGTACTCCCAAAGGTGGAATGGAAGCGAACGTAGTGCAAAGCAGGGCTAGTGGGAGGGCAGCATGATTCGTCCTGACGACAAAACTGTAAAGGCTTTTGCCATTGCGGTTCGGCAATATCCAGAGATTCTGGAATATATTGCTGCTTGGCGTACGCACGAATTGGAGCAACTTCCACACGCTGTAAACAACGCGGCATTGATGCAGGGGCGATGCCAAGTTTTGGGTGAGTTGTACAAACTCGCCAAAGAGTCCCCTGAACTAGCGGCAAAGTCCTAACTGATATGACTCGCCGTCTAATCCACGCATACCGATAGGAGCGTTTTAATCATGGCACTTCCAGAGCAAATTCGTAAACAGACCGAGGCAGTTCAAGAACTGTACAAACAACTCAATGGTGATGGAACCAATGGTGAGGGACAAAATCCGCCCACCGACGGTGGAACTCCGCCCACTGAGCCTGTGGCAAACAGTACTCCGACCGCCGACGAGAACGCTGCAACGAACAATGCTGCTCAGCCACCTAGTGACGAGCACACAAATGGTGGCGGAAAAGACGCCGAAGAAACACTGACTCAGAAGTACCGCACCCTCCAAGGCATGTACAACGCTGAGGTTCCTCGTCTGCATAGTCAGAACAAAGAACTCTCGGGTCGTTTGCAGCAAATGGAGCAGTTGCTGGCAACCATCTCGCAACAGAATGGTCGTGCTCAGTCTCAGCAAGTTGATGAAACTCTGATTACTGATAAAGACCAAGAGGAATATGGCGAGTCGCTTGACGTTATGCGTCGTGTGACCCGCGAAGAACTCATCCCTGTGGCGCAGAAGATTGCACAGATTGACCGCCTGCTACAACAGTTGCAGGTAAACGTAGTGCCTCAGGTTAACGCCGTGGTACAACGTCAGGCTCTATCTGCTGAACAGCAATTTTGGTCGGATTTGACTTCGTATGCCCCTCAGTGGAAGGACATCAACAATGACCCGGCGTTCCAGTCGTGGTTGTTGGAGGTAGACCCACTGTCTGGTATTACTCGTCAAACCATCCTTGAGGATGCTCAAAACAGCCTCGATGTGCGCAGAGTAGGTAACTTCTTTAAGTCTTGGCTTGAGTTAACTGGACAAGCCAATGTTGCTCAAAACACTCGTCGGAATGTGTCTGCTTCCGAACTTGAACGCCAAGTGGCTCCGGGTAAAGGCCGGAACACGGGGAACCCTTCAGGTTCAAATGCCAAGACGTATTCGCCTGATGACATCAAACTTTTCTTTAACGATGTCCGTCAAGGTAAATACAAAGGGCGTGAAGCAGAGCGCGACCGCATTGAACGCGACATCTTCGCTGCACAGCGGGATGGTCGTATAACTGTGAACGCTTGATTAGAGGAGTAATATCATGGGATTTCCCGTCTCGCAAGGCCGTCCGAACTATTCGGGCAACTTCATCCCCGAAATTTGGTCGGGTAAACTGATTGAGAATTTCTACGATGCCACCGTGCTCGCAGCAATCTCGAACACCAACTACGAAGGTGAGATTCGCCGTTACGGTGATACGGTTAACATCCGTACCACCCCAGAAATCACCATCAAGTCTTATGTCAAAGGTCAAACGCTCAGCGTTGAGAATCCTGACAAGCCTAAACTCCAGTTGCTCATCGACAAGGGCGAGTATTTTGCCTGTATCGAAGACGATGTGGACAAGGTTCAGTCGGACATCAACCTGATGGACACTTGGTCTAAAGACGCTTCCGAGCGTATGAAGATTAAGATTGACCAGCGCGTGTTGACTGACATCCTGCCGGACATTTCTGCTGACAACAAAGGTTCGACCGCTGGTCGTATCTCTAACAACATCGACTTGGGTACGACTGGTTCGCCTATCGCTATCACCAAGACCAACGTGTTGGAATATCTTGTTGACATCGGCACTGTTCTCGACGAAGCAAACTGCCCTGAAAGCGACCGCTTTGTTGTGATTCCTGCCAAGATGGCTGGCATGATTAAGAAGTCTGACCTGAAAGATGCGTCGTTGACTGGTGACAGCGTGTCTATTCTCCGTAACGGTCGTTTGGGCATGATTGACCGCTTCACTGTGTACATGAGCCATAACCTGAACAATGCTTCTGGCAAGTTCAGCATTATTGCTGGTCACAAGATGGGCTTCACTTTTGCTTCACAAATGACTGAGATGGAAACTATCCGCTCTGAGTCTACCTTCGGCAACATCATCCGTGGCTTGCAAGTTTATGGCTACAAGGTGATTAAGCCTGAGGCGTTGGCTCAAGGGATTATCACTCTGTAATTGGTTGAGGGGCTTCGGCCCCTCTATCGCAACTTTTAGGAGATTTTGAAATGGCAACTTATACCGATTCTCTCGGCTTTAACAAAGGTTCAGCCGCCTTTCGTGCTGATGGTCTTACCAAAGTAACTCGTATGGAAGTTACTCTTGACTTTGCTGCGATTGCCGCTGCTCGTAGTGCCGCTGGTGCTGCTGCTTTGGCTTCTGGTGATGTTCTGGAAGTGATTCCTGTACCTGCTAAGTCGCTCGTGATGCGTGTTGGTTACGATGTGACCACTGCTGAAGGTGCGACTGCAACGTTTGATTTGGGTGACGGCAGCGATGCTGACGGCTTCCTGAATGACGTTGACCTGAACGCTGTTGGTTCTGGCGTGATGGCTTTGGCACTTACCGAAGGCACACCTAACACTATCGCTGGTTACAGCAATGGCAAATACTATTCTGCCGCTGACACCATCGACGTGACCCTTAACAACAACGCAATTAACGTTGCCGTTGTTCGTGTTTGGGCTTTGGTTGCTGACTGCGCAGCGTAAGACGAAGGGGGCTTCGGCCCCCTTTCTTATAAGGAGGCATGATGGCACGCGACATTACTTCAGTCCATCTAAATGTAGATGGAATACTCCACACCGGAAAAATCCGGCTGCTTGGGGTTCTTTACACTTCTGGTGGTGGGTCACTTGACCACATTAAGTTGTACGATGGTACATCTGCTACGGGTTCTGTGAAGTTAGAACTCGACACTACTAAACAAGGTGTTGTTGATTTTCAGATTCCTGAAGGCGGTATGATTTTTTCTTCAGGAGTTTATTGCGACATTGGCGGCGCAACATCCATTACGGTTCTTTTGAAAGACTGATATGGCTGCTAAAAAAGACCCACGACTCGAACGCGCTGGCGTGTCTGGGTACAACCAACCGAAGCGCACACCGGGACACCCGACAAAGAGCCACGTTGTAGTGGCAAAGTCTGGTACTGATGTTAAGACGATTCGTTTTGGGCAGCAGGGCGTGACTGGCGATAGACAGCCGACCGCTCGACAAAAGAGTTTCAAAGCGCGTCATGCGAAGAACATTGCCAAGGGCAAGATGTCTGCGGCTTACTGGGCGGATAAAGTCAAATGGTAGCCAAGACAAAAACCAAATCAAAAGTCAACGCGGCTGGTAACTACACCAAGCCAGAGTTGCGCAAGCGTATTGTGTCGCAAGTAAAGGCTGCTGCGGTGCAAGGTACAGCCGCTGGACAATGGTCTGCTCGTAAGGCACAGTTAGTGGCAAAGAAGTACAAGGCCGCTGGCGGGGGGTACAGAGATTGAAAGCACCTCAGAAATCCCTCAAAGACTGGACAGACCAAAAGTGGCGTACCAAGAGTGGTAAGCCCTCCAGTAAGACTGGCGAACGATATTTGCCAGAGAAGGCAATAAAGGCGTTGACCCCAGCAGAGTATGCTGCGACTTCAAAAGTGAAGCGTGCTGGCAAAGCAAAAGGTCAACAATTTGTAAAACAGCCCGCTAAAATAGCAGCGAAGACGGCTAGATATAGATAGGAGAGCAGGATGCGATACCTAAGAGACCGTAACGGTTTTGTGTATGAGTGGAATGAGATTCTGGCAGCAAATCCTTCTTGTGAGGAAGTGACTGAGGAAGAAGCCTTTCCTGAGAAATTTATCCCTAAGAAACAAAAAGGTCGTAAGTCTGGCCTGAAGTTGGAAACTCCCGTTGAGGAGATTCCTGCTGAGCCAGTTTATACAAATGATGACGTTAATGCTGACGCTTCTAGGGGTTTACCAGAATGATTCTTAACGATGTAGTCACTGAGGCCAGACGCCTCCTACAAGACCTTAATGCCCCGCAGCGTTACAGCGATGCGGTGCTGCTAGGCTTTGCCAACCAAACGCTTAAGCGGATGGCTGTGTTGCGTCCTGACCTCTTTGCCTATATCGGTGAGATTACCTGTGTAGCGGGGCAGGTGTTGCAATCTCCACCTGCGGATTCTGTCCGTATTATTGAAATTTTTCAAATCAAGGATGGTGATGGCGTAACTGAAGTTGACCGCACAACCCTTGACCAAACCTACCCCGGCTGGATGAATGACCCAGCAGGCCCAACTGTAAACTGGATGCGACATGTTCGTAATCCCAACAAGTTTTTCATCTATCCGAAAGCCCCTGCCGCGCAGGTATTGATTGGTGAGTATTGTCAGACTCCGCCCAACTATACGGGTGCGCAAACCGTAGGACTACTACCAGATGCGTTTTTCCCAGTAGTTGTTGATGGGACTGTATTTTTGGCTGAATCTGTGGACAATGAGCATGTGAACTCTAACCGTGCCCAACTATTCCAACAGTCATTTACACAGGCTCTGGGCGTCAGCGCACAGGCTAGGGCAATCACGGATACCGAAGAAGCCGGATTACCTAAAGACCAAGTGATTGCATCATGAGTACTCGCACATTTATGTCCCTCGTTACACGCTTGGCTCCTAGTGTGCCGGGGTGTCCTCAGCCTATCATTGAGCAACATGTTCGTGATTCAGCGATTGAGTCGTGCGAGCGCACGCTGGCGTGGCGATATGAGCAGCCTGTCACTCGGCTAACTCCGGGCGTGTATGAGTATCCGTACTCGAACCCACTTCAGACCGAAGTCCATGCTTTTCTTACAGCGGCAGTAAACGGCTCACCGCTTGAGTCTTTGACGCTAGAGCAGTTGTATAACCGATACCCTAACTGGCCTGACTTTGCCACCGACCAACGGTCGAGTCCGCGATATATCTGCCAACTAGACCCTGACAACTTTGTAGTAGCCCCGATGCCTGATGCCAATGTGGCATATGACCTCAAGATGGTTGTTGTCTTAAAGCCGCTGCGTACAGCGTCTGGAATGGACAAATCTGTATTTGATGACCTTGAGAATGTCATCATGCACGGTGCACTGCAACATTTACTCGTCATGCCCAATAAAAACTGGAGTGACCGTGAGTTGGCGACGTATCATGCCAAGCAGTATCTTTCCAAAATAACCGAGCGCAGAGCACGGGCCAACATCGGAAACGCTAGAGCGTCGATGACGGTTCAAATGCGCCCTTTAGCGTGAGGCAACTATGGCTCTTGATGTCATCCGTTTAGTAAAAGGCGACGAAAGGCCAGTCATTGTTGTGACGCTGACCGATGATGTCACTGGCAATCCGATTGACCTATCCCTTGGTACAACGACCGTTTCTGTAAAGTTCCGTCAGGCTGGGACAACTACTGTGCTTAGCACAATAAGTTGCAGTAAGTTGAGCGGCGGTACTACCGGGCAGGTACAGTTTAGTTTTGTGGGCGGCGTACTCGACGTTGCTGCTGGAACTTATGAAGGTGAGATTGTCATTAACTTCAATGGTGAACTCCAGACTGTGTTTGACGTAATGCGCTTCACTGTGAGGGAGAACTTCTAATGCCAGTGGTTCGTGTCGGCGCGATAGCAACAACTGTACTGACGGCGGCTCTTGCTGCCCCAGTGCCGCTTGCTGCCGTCTCGACACATAGCATCTCGGCTTCTCCTGTTGCTACCCCTGTTATTGCAGCCAGCGTCTTTGTTGTACCTCAGAATATTCTTGAGGAGCAGACAGTCACAATGTCCGACTTCCGGGCATTTGCCATTGACCGAGTTTCAATTGAGGTAGTAACGGCTACTGATGATGTAGTTCTTACGGTTAGCAAAGACATTTCTGACTCTGTAACAGTCACTGATGTAATCAATAAGATGTTCTATGGGAACATCGACTTTGACCCGGGCGACCCTGATGTTGACCCAGACCCAATCAATATCGCAGACACTGATGCAAAAGAGGTAGGGAAACCCCTAACTGATACGGTTGCTGCAACTGATACTGATGTAAAAGATATTGAGCAGGTGTCATCGGATTCAGTTACTTCTACTGAAGCAATCAACACAAAAGATGTTGGTAAGTCACTGACTGATACGGCTGCTGCTACTGACGTAGTAAATGAATTTAACACAGACAAAGTTGTTGCTGATTCTGCGTCTATCACAGATGCAGCGGCTAAAGAACTTACCCGCCCGGATGTTGTTGATTCCATAGCAGCAACGGATGACTCATACAGAGAGCCGGGGCTGGGTAAGACTGATTCGATTACAAGTACAGATGTACTCAATGCGTTTGATATAGGTGTAAACCCTAATGATGTAGTAACTATTACTGAGGCAGTAAGTTCCTCTGTTACGACTGTCTTTGCTGATTCTGTTGAGATGACAGACTTCATCGCAAAAACCCCTGCATATGAGTTTGACTACGATGTAACCGATGCTGATGCTGACCCTGACCCAGTAACAGTTGCTGAGGTGATGGTAAAAGACTTTACTCGTCCTGATGTAACAGATACGGTCTCTGCTTCCGATGCAGTCAACACATTTGCATTTACCAAGATTCTGACTGAAACAGCGTCTATTACAGATGCTATTGTTACAGAGTTAATTCTCGGGCAAACTACTGCTTTCTACCCTGACTATGTATCAATGAGTGATGGTAGTGGGTTTGTACAGCATCGTTTTTATGCTTTACGCCCGGACTATACAGCAGTGCTAGGAGAAGCCGACAGTCTTTTGAACTCCAGTTATATCTGGAATCAGAGTACAGAGTCGTTTGCTTATGAGAACTACACTGGGTTGATAGGTGGCCCCGGACTGTTGATGGTGGCTCCGCTCATTGGCGGAGAATTTATCACCTACGCAGATACCAGTGGTGCAGGATTAGTTGTAAACTTCCACTATACCGATGCGCCTGACCGCTCAGTTGGTGGATACAAATTGAACGAAACCCCGATTTTATAAGGAGTGAATCATGCTTCAAGACTCAATCAAAATGACTGGTGAACTGCGTATCACTGTCACTAACCCCGAAGGCAACGTGACCCAAGAGGTCGTCGTTCCTAACCTTGTGGTTACCGTAGGTAAGAACTTCATTGCTTCACGCATGAAGGACGCTACTGCAACTGCAATGACGCACATGGCTATTGGTTCTGGTACTACGGCTGCTGCCGTTGGCGATACTACGCTTGGTACTGAACTTGGTCGTGTTGCTTTGACCTCGACTACTGTGACGGCTAACGCTGTGGCATATGTAGCGACATTCCCAGCAGGCACTGGCACTGGTGCTGTTACTGAAGCAGGTTTGTTCAATGCTTCTTCTGCTGGCACGCTGCTTTGCCGTACTGTGTTCTCCGTTATCAACAAAGGCGCAGCCGATACGCTTGGCATCACTTGGACTGTGACCGTTAACTAAGGAGTAAGGGAATGGGCATTAAATTCGCAAATAGCGCGTTTGCTACTCTCGCTGCTGGTATCAACAGCAGTGTGACTAGCATTACGCTCACCACCGGGCAAGGTGCTCGATTCCCTTCGCTCAGTGCTGGTGATTACTTTTTCGCAACTCTGATTGACGCTTCTAATAACTTGGAAATTGTCAAATGTACGGCACGTAGTACTGACGTTCTGACTGTCACCCGTGGGCAAGAAAGTACAACTGCCCGTGCGTTTAGCGCAGGTGACCGTATTGAACTACGTGTTACAGCGCAAGGGCTAGTTGATACAGCAGACATCAACTTCAACGTACCTACGCAGACTAGTAATAGCGGAAAGTTTTTGACTACTAATGGTTCGGCAGTATCGTGGAGTGCTGTTCCTCCATCATCTGTGTCTAGCCAAGTCAATACGGCTGTTGACTTTTTTGATTTGCCTTCCGGCACTACTGCGCAACGCCCCGGTACACCAGATAACGGAGCAGTTCGTTACAACTCAACAGATAAGATTGCTGAGGTTTATCAGAACGGTTATTGGAATCACTTGGGGCAGATTGTTCAGCAGTTTTCTGTTACGCAGTCAAACTTTTTTACTTCTACAAATACAACTACAACTGACTATCCCAATATGTCGATTGCCATAACGCCAAAATCGACAGATAACTTTTTTATTTTTCTGTGTGAATTTCAGGTATCAAATAACGGTATGGTGTTTCAGTGGCAAGTTACAGATAGCAGTAATGTTGCTCGTGCGCCGCGCAACAGCCCTGCTGCTGGTTTTTACCAAGCATGGGCGGCTTATGAAGGTAACGCAAGTATCAGCCAACAGTGGAATAGTATGTGTATTGTACCTGTTTGGTCTACTTCTCCGCAAACATTAAAAGTTAGATACTGGGCGCATAGTTCAACTACTATGTACCATAACCGTACAGTTACGGCTTCACAACTTTACTCTGTTGAATCCGACTCTACTTTTACAGTGTTGGAAGTAGCCAAGATGTCTAACACACTTGTTTCATAATGGAGATAACGATGAAAGCAGTTAGCCGAGAAGGATTTTCAATCAGACAGTTAATTACACTGTCGTCTGCCCTTTCCAAACTTAATGCTCCTGCTGGCCCTATTTTTCCGGGGCAGACCTATAAAGACATTGTGTTTGACAATCCGGCAACAGCCCCGTCTGAGGCCGAAGTAATGGCGACCTATAATGAGTTAGTACAGAACGAGGCACTTAATTGTCTGCGTATTGTGCGCGATTGGATGCTGGCTGAAACCGATTGGTGGGCAGCATCTGACCGTACCATAACGCCTGCGCAAGAAGCATACCGCCAAGCGTTACGTGATTTGCCAAATGACTATCCTAATGTTGCGTTTGCCGAGGATGGCATTACTTTTGTGAACGTAGTTTTTCCGGTAAAACCATAATGAACATTACGCAGTTTATTGGTATCCAACCTAACGCGCTTTCTGATGAAGCGTGCGACGAACTTGTTTCGTGGGGGGAAGCCATGATGGCTAATGGATTAGGGTTTACCCGTAATGACCGATTCAAAGAAGATAAAGGTTTTTCTGTTAGCGACTTAAAAGTTGCTGACCAAGTAGTGCAGCATTTGAGTGGTGGTTTGAATGTTTCAATTGAGGACTACTTAGCGTCTTTTCGTGGGACTACTCACTTCAAACTAGATTACACCGATTGGCGATTTCAAAAAACGCAAATGTCAGAGGGCTACCATGAGTGGCATTGCGAGGCAGGTGGTGCACCGTTTACTCGCCGCGTACTTGCGTGGACAATTTATTTGAACACTGTTGAACAAGGAGGGGAAACAGAGTTTCTATATCAGTCATTGCGGGTAGCCCCGGTAAAGGGAACAATGGTTGTGTTTCCTTGCCAGTTTACACATGTACACAGAGGAAACCCGCCGCTGTCAGGTGATAAGTACATCATCACTGGCTGGGTAGAAGCACGATGAATACCCTTAACTGGAGTTAAACATGGGATTAAAAGTCACCAATAACGCCTTTGGCACACTGAACGCTGGTATCACTAGCAGTTCAACCACAATCGTCCTTAATGCGGGTGAGGGTGCACGGTTCCCGACGCTCAGTGCTGGTGACTACTTCTACGCCACGCTGATTGATACAACCAACAATCTTGAGATTGTCAAGGTCACGGCTCGTTCGACCGACACAATGACGGTCGTGCGTGCGCAAGACAACACGACAGCCCGAGCCTTCAGCACCAACGACCGTTTTGAGTTGCGCCCAACGGCTGCACTGTTCAACGAAAAAGCAAATGCTAACGAGTATCTGCCACTGACTGGTGGTACGTTGACAGGTAAATTGGCTGTTGGTTCTGGTGTGACTCCGGTTACTGCGCTACATGCACAGAGTAGTTCTAGTGAAGCAGACCGTTCACTACGGCTTGCTTATGATGGCACTTACTATTCGGAAATCCGCCAACTCGGTGCTGGCGGTATGGCTTTTCGGAATAATAATACAACCAACCTAATGGCAATTGATGGGTCGGGACGGGTAACAAAAGCGTTGCAGCCTGCTTTTTACGCACAGTGGACGGGGGCAAATACTAGAATTAACACCCCCGGCACAGTGTTTAACTTTGATAGCGAAGTATATGACGTAGGCAGTCATTATTCAACAGGTACTTTTACTGCTCCTGTCGCTGGTAAATATGTATTCAACTGCGGCGGGCTTACATATGCTGGAAACAGTACGTATCTTTGGGTTGAAAAAAATGGTGGGGCATATCCAAGCGCGTATTTCTATCATGGGGGTGTTAGCGACTACCAGCATGTAGGGTTAACTGTGGTCATGGATATGGCTGCTAGTGATACAGCGCGTATATATGTGCAGTACGGAAACTTAAATTCTGGGTACTGGTTTTTTTGTGGGTATCTTCTCGGGTAAAAGAAAGGAACATAAATGTCTAATTATCAAATTACGCTTTCTTCGGCTGAAGATATGGCGTTGTCGTTTGCTGCGGTTAGCCAGAACGATTGGATTCAACACGCAGTTCATCATCGTTGTGCGGCTGCTATTGATGAAATTGTTGCAGTTACTGTACAAAAATGCCTTGAAACCAACACCGCAATTCCTAGTAGTAAAGATGCAATGGTCGAACTAGCCTTTCAACGCGGTTGGGTAAAGACTGCTGCCGAACGCCATGCTGAAGTTGTTGCGGCTGCTGCGGCATTAGATACAGCACAAGCAATGCAAAACGAGACCAACACAAATGTCTGATAAACGTCAGCCCCTCGTTATGTTTCCGAACGGCTCGTTAATGCGCTGTGAAACTGTGCCTGAGGGGTGCGTGTTGGTTATTGAACCTGAGTTAGTTGAGGCTGAATTACCCCCTGTTATCGACCAGACGCAAGCCGTCAAGGAGGCTGAAAATGCCAACGGTCAAAGAACTTGAAGCCAAGTTAATCACCCATGAGGTGATTAGCGCAGAGCGGTACGGTACGCTGGTTAAGCGGCTTGACCGTATGGAAATGATTTTAGTAGGGTCTGCTGGTACTTTGATAGTTGGTATGGCAGGCATCATTGTAACTATCATCCTCAAAGGAGTTTGACATGATGAACAAGAAACCCGGTGTTAAAAAAGCCCCCGCCAAGAAGATGATGGGTTACGCCAAAGGCGGTATGACATTCAAACCATGCGCTGGTTGCCCGAACGCTGCAAAGTGTAAGGCAATGGGTAAGTGCATGAAAAAAGCCAAATAAGAGTGTAATGAAAGGGGCATCATGGAACAGGTGGTTTTTAACTGGGCGGTTGCCATTGCTGGCTTTTGCGGCGGATGGATTCTAAAAATCATCTGGGACGCTATCCAAGAACTGAAAAAGGACTTGCGAATGATTGACTCCAAGATGCACGAAGATTTTGTACGCCGAGACGATTTCAAAGAAGCCATCAAGGGAGTCAAGGACGACATGACTGAGTTGAAGCAAGACATGAAGGATGGCTTCTCAAAACTGGAGGATATGGTGGGTCTCCTGTTCAAGAAGATTGACCATAAGGCTGATAAATAGGGGGTTGTATGGCAGCAGAACCGCTAACCGCAGTACTCAACATAGGCAGTCAGTTGATTGACCGCCTGTGGCCTGACCAAGAAAAGAAAGACCAAGCAAAACTTGCGCTGATGGAAATGGCGCAGAAAGGGCAACTTACTGAGTTGACTGTGCGTGGTGATATTGTGAAAGCCGAGGCTGCAAGTGAGCACTGGTTGGCTGCGAACTGGCGTCCGATTTTAATGTTGACCTTCGGGGCATTGATTGTTGCTCGTTGGTTTGGATGGGCCGCACCTAACTTATCTGAAGCCGAGTACATCAAACTTTGGGACATTGTTGAACTAGGTATCGGTGGCTACGTCATTGGTCGTAGTGCTGAGAAGGTTCTGCCCGGTATTGCACAGGTATTGAAGAAATGAGTTTTCAACTATCACAGCGTAGCCTAAGCAAACTCAAGGGGGTTGATGACCGCCTTGTTGCGTGCGTTCTACTGGCTATCAAGTACACCAAGGTGGACTTTGCTGTGACAGAAGGTCTACGTACTGCTGCGCGTCAACGCGAGTTGTTTGCACAGGGAGCCAGTCAGATTGAGGAAGGTGGTACGCATGTTCAAGGGCGTGCAGTTGACCTCATGGCGTTTCTTGGTAATCGTGCTTCTTGGGAACTTAACTTGTACGATGATATTGCGGATGCAATGAAGCAAGCCGCGATTGAGAATAATGTTGCTGTTCGATGGGGTGCTGCATGGAATGTGCCCGACATTCGTCTCTGGCGTGGCACGATGGAAGAAGCCATGAACTACTACATTGATGAGCGTCGCAAACAAAACAAGCGTCCGTTTATTGACGGGCCACACTTTGAACTGGTATAGACATGGCAGCAGTTAAGATTGTTAAATTTCTAGGTGAAGCCCCGAAGATTTCTTCGGAGTTGTTGCCTGATGCTGCGGCGCAACTGGCGTTTAACGTCAAGTTGTACTCTGGGGATTTGATTCCCTATCGTTTACCCTATCTGTCTGGTAACGTCAGCCGCACTGGCGATATTAAAACGCTATATGCCCTACGTGAGCCGAACACTAACGCACTTAAGTGGTTGACTTGGACTACTGACGTTGACATTGTTACGGCTTCTGCTTCGGAAGACCAAGAGCAGCGGTTTTACTATTCTGGTGATGGTGTGCCCAAGGTTTCCAACTACGAGTTGGCGACTGCTACGGGTGAGCCGTATCCCAACAATTACTATGACCTTGGGTTGCCACTACCAACCACAAAGTTAACGACAACTGCGACGACGTTTACGCAGAAAACAACTGCGAGTCGTGCACGCGATACAGGGAATATTGCAACGGTTATTACATCCGGTGCACACGGACTTCGCACGGGTAACATTGTGTCTGTGACAGGATTTCCTGCGGCAACTACCTCGGTGGCTACGTTCAATGCGACCAACGCAGAAGTAACTGTCATTGACTCGACGACATTTACGTACTTCTCTCCCGGCGAACAAGTCAGCACAACTTCTGACTCCTCTGGGCGTGTATCTTTGGCGGGTAATACAGTCCCACGCTCCTATGTATACACATGGTTTACACCGTGGGAAGAAGAATCTATTGCGTCTGACCCATCTGACAATCTGTATATTAAAGAAGGTCAAACTGTAACGGTTACTAATCTACCTACGGCTAAACCTACTGGTAGTAACTTTGTGCGTGGAGTTCGGCTGTACCGCACACTAGCAACATCTTCTGGTACGGAATACTTCCGCCTTGGCACACTGTGGTTTCCAACGACATTGGCTCGTGTGAGCCGTGCTAGTAACGTATCCAGAGTTACGTTGTCTAATCATCACAATTTAACACTTGATGACCGCTTTAAGATTAGCGGCTGTACTGACTCGTCGTTTAACATTACTGATGGGATTGTTACTGATGTTATTGATGACTACACTTTTGAATATGCGCAGACGGCTTCAAACGTCGCTGACAAGGCTGAAACCGCAGGGACTCTTTATCACGATGTGGCTGAGTCACCAGATAAAACAGCACGTTACTGGGGTGATGGGTCATATTCGTTTACTGATGATTTTGACTATCGAGGTTTGTTTGACATTCTGGGTACGGATGAGTATGACCCTCCGCCGGAAAACCTCAAAGGACTGATTGCTGCACAGAATAACATTCTCTGCGGCTTTGATGGCAACCAGTTATTTTTCTCTGAGCCGAACATCCCACATGCTTGGCCTGCAAAATATGCTCTGACATTTGAATCAAACATCGTAGCCATTGCTTCGGTGGCTGGTTATATTCTTGTTCTAACTGAGGAGTACCCATATCAGGTATCGGGTAACAACCCCGCCACGATGGCGTACGCTCGTATTGATACTCTGTATCCCTGCTTGTCCAAGCGGTCTGTGGTTAATATGGGCTTTGGTGTTGCCTATGTCACTTACGGTGGCTTAGCGGTTTACAACCCATCGGCTGGTATGGACTTGATTACCAAGTATGTTCACGACTGGGATACATGGCCTGAAGCCGTTGACCTTGATAACGTGGTCGGTAAGTTCTACAACGGTAAGTACTTTGGGTCTGACCCCAATCAGTCATTTATTTTTGAGCGCGATGACCGTATTGGCGGCTTCTTTGTTCAGATTAACTATAAGTTTTCTGCGGCATGGTATGACGCTCAGTCCAATGCGTTTTACTATATCGCTGACAATTTAGGAAACCTATACCAGTGGGACTTAGATACACAACCGCTTTCCGCAATGGAGTGGAAATCTAAAACCATTGTGACCAAAGACTTTTTGAATCTTGGTGCGGCTCGCGTAGTGGCTGATTACGAAACACCGGATGCAGAGGCTGCGGCTATTGCCGCCTATAACGCTGGAGTACCTGCATTTAACGCACAGGTATGGCTGGATTATTCTACGCCAACACAAACTGCGTCTTACGCTCGTACATCCAACGTAGCAACGATTGTTACTGCAACGCCGCATTTGTTAGCAACGGGTAGTAAGGTTGATATCTCTGGTTTCACAGGTGGTACGGGACTGACATTCAATGCACAACAAGTTGTGATTACCGTTGTGAACTCGACGACATTTACATATGCCAGTGTGGGTACAAACGTCGGTACAACTGCTGATACCTCAGGTACGGTGGTTTGCCTCAAAGGTCTAGGGGACTTGAATGGCCCATACGACCGGACTGATTCCCTTGGAAATCGTATCGTCAACTTAGGTACGTTGAATTCCACAGTTGTCAATGGAGATAACTTTACACGTTCGTTAAAAACCGTACCCGGCTTGCTGCCTGTCACGTTCCGCCTTTGGGTGGACAAACAACTTGCGTTCCAAGCCACGGTGTCGTCCAGTGATGTATTCCGCCTCCCCACTGGGTATCGTTCAGATACGTTCGAGGTCGGCGTATCGGGGTCTGCTCGGGTACGAGCCATCCATATTGGTGAGACCCCCTTTGGATTAAGGACTGCGTAATGTCTAGATTTACTGCCGTACCTTCTGTACCAACAGGAAACATGACCGAGTGGCAAGGTCAGATTCTTCGGGCATTGAAGGAGAACGTCGAACTTCTAGCAGGTATTCGTGGTGAGGCTGACCTACAAAGTAAGGCTGTAACCAAAGGTCAACTTACCGTCAACCAGACATCTGCCCCCACATTTTCTCGTGTATCTGCGACAGGACAGGGGTATACTATTAGTGGGCAAAATGTGGCTGGTTTGGACGATTACGCAAAGTTAATTAACGATGTTCAACTTCTCGCAAATGATGTGGCTGCGTTGCGGAATACCGTCAATGCGCTCATTGCCCAATTGAAAGGATAAATCATGGCAAACAATCCAGTGCTGTCAATTTTGAACCCACAGTCTAAGGCTCCGACTTCTGTCCCCCAAGTGGGTCTGCCTACTGTTGCTGGCCCTGCTGCCGTCAACTTGACTGCTACTCCTGCTCCGCAGATGACCCCGCAGGCTCCTAGTATTTCTGCTGACCTGCCTACACCTACTACTTCACTTGACCTCCCTGCTTCGTTGCAGGGTCTATTGGGTGATACATCTCCTCAGGTTACTATCAACGAGCAAGCACTTACACAACCACAGACAAACTCGTTGGCACAAGTTGGTACGGTCGCTGCTAATCCCGGCGTTCCTGCGCTCGACTTCCGTCTCCAACCTACATATGCCGAGGGCGGTATGGTTGGTGAAAACGGTATGCCTGTTCGCCCTGCTGGTGTGGCTAGTTCCCAGCAGCGCATGTCGCCTCAGATGATTGAGATGCAACTCCAAGAGTTCATGCGCAAGAACCCACAACAAGTACAGCAGATTGCTAACGCCATCATGGCTGGTTTTCAGTCTGGTGAACTTACTCCTGATGAACTAAATACGGCTGGGCAACTGGCTATGACTGCACTTCAGAACCCTGAGATGTACCCGTATGTTCGTAAGTACGCTATCCAGCAGGGGTTGGCAGACGAGCAAAGTCTGTCTCCTGAATATGACCAAGGTTTGATTTTTGTACTGCTACTCGCTATCCGTTCTGTTCAGCAAATGACAGGTGGTATGGGTGCAGTTGGTGGTATGGGTACGCAGACAGGTACGCCTCCACAGCCCATGATGAGTATGGCTGACGGTGGTTATGTCGAGATGGGTGACCATGCTGCTAAAGGTGGCCCAGTACGTGGCCCCGGCACAGGCACTAGCGATAGTGTTCCCATTCGTGTATCAACTGGTGAGTATGTGATTCCTGCCAAAGTGGTGAAAGCCAAGGGTAAGGAGTTCTTCGATAACCTTTTGAAGAAGTACCAATAATGACGACTAACCTTCCCGCAGGATTTGACCCATTACCGCTCGAAGATTTCGAGCCGTTGCTGCTCTCTACAAAAGAGCACTTCGATATGTATTGGGGGGCTACTAAGCCACTGCTGGAGCGTTGCGTTAAACGTGCGATGCACGGTGAAATGACAATCGACGATATTTACAACGCTGCTTTACAGGGCAAGATGTATATATTTGTTGTCAAATGTGATAAAACAATTACTAAGAGTGTGAAGTTGGCACTCGTATTAGAAATAATTCATTACCCTAAGTTGCCTGCGATGAACATTGTCGCCCTTGGTGGTAATGACTTAGATGCGCTGCACGAGAAGTATTGGAAAATGCTTTGTGGGTGGGCGTATATGAATAGTGTCCGAGTCATTGAGGGATGGGTGTCCCCAGCAATGGAGCGGGTGATTTCTCGTTATGGTTTTAAGCCTGTGTATACACACATGCGACTCGAATTGACGGAGGCTATGAAATGAGCGCAACAACTTTTGTTCGTATGCCATCCACCAGAGCAATGCTTCTGATGGGTGAACCTGACCTACCAATTGAAGCGTTTGGTGGTCTTAAACCGATTCCTCGTGCTATGGGGCAGGCAGGAATGACTCTACATAAAGGTGGCGGTGGCGGTGGCCTGATGGCTGTTGTCGGCGTTGTTGCTGCCATTGCGATTCCTTTTGCTGCCCCTGCTATTGCTGGTGCGATTGCAACCTCGGCTGGTATTTCTGCCGCGACCTTTGGCTTGTCTGCCACGGTTGGAGCCACGCTCGGTTCTGCGATTGTCGGTGCTGGTCTAGGTGCGGTAACTGCGGCGGTCACTGGTGGTAACGTCGGTCGTGGTGCACTGTTTGGTGGTATCGGTGGTGGTATCGGTGGCTACATGGATGCAACTTCTGCTGCGGCGCAAGCCAGCGGCACTGGCCTGAAAGTTCCGACTACTACGGCTCCCCCTCCTGTGACTGGTACAGAAGGCTCTCTCCTTACTTCAACCGCTTATCCATCTACTACGCTACAACCTGTTGATTACAGCCTGACTGGTGGACAGTCGTTTGGTGGTGCTGGTATCCGTATACCGGGTGCTGGTGCTGACCTTGGGACGACACTTAGCGGTACTTCCAGTGTTGGTACTGGAATTGATTTGGCTAATGCTGGTACTTCTTATAGTGGCGTAGGTCTGAATCCTAATGCTACTGGTGGTGTTGGTCTAAATGCTAATACTGCTGGTGGAGTTGGGTTGCGTATGCCCGGTGATGTTGGTACTACCACTGCTGGTAATTTTGGCGGCACAAACATTGCCTCTACCTACCCATCTACCGCAATGCAACCTGTTGATTACAGTCTTGCAGGAACGCAAACTGCTGCTTCAACTGGTAATGCTGGTGTTGGACTTCGCTATCCTACCGATGGCGTGACTAGTGTCGGACTACGTGCTCCAACAGGAGCAAACGTACTTGGTGGTGGGGCTACTCAGACTGCTGCTAGTACCGCTACTGGTGCTGGCGCATTTGAAAAACTTACTGGCGCACTCAAAGATAAGTTTACTGACCCGAAAGCACAGGCCGATATGATTCTACGTGCTGCTGGTCAATTGGCTGGTTCTGCGATTGCTGGTCAAGGTTTGTCGGATGAAGAACAACAGTTGCTGGCTCAACAGAAGCAAGAGTTGGAGCAGTTGCGTACGACTAACCAAGAGTTGTTCCAACAAAAACTGGCTGCTGCTCAGAACTTGTTGGGTGAGTCTCGCTACTTTGACCCTGAGTATTTCGGTGGTCAGTCTCTCAAGGCTTATCAGACTGCGGCTGGTCGTGCAGAACGTGATGTTCTTCGTGGTATTAGCCCGAACCGTAGTGCCCTGCGCACAGGTGAAGAACGTCGCTTTGCCCTACAACGCTCGGCTGGTGGTCAAACGGCTTACCTCCAAGGTGCTGATGTGGCTCAACAGAATCGTATTCGTACGACTCAGGCTGGTCTAGGTGCGTTCCCATCGGGTGGCCCAACTGCTGCTCTGTCTTATGGTAACTACATCGGTCAGATTTATGATGCTGCGGAACGCCGTCGTCGTCAGGCTGCGGGTGACATTGGAGATTTGTTCGGAACGTTCACTGGCACACCGATGGCTAACAAGGCTTAAGGGGGGTTCACCATGTCTCTCAATCTGTCGCAACTTCTAGGAGGTGCTGGCATTGTCGCCAATCGCATGCGTGCGACTGAGAACGACATCATGCAACAGCGTGACCTCCAACTACGAACTCAAGAGTTAAACAGGCTCAATGAGATTCGTGCTCGGATGGGAGAGGATGCAAACGCTATTGCCAATGCGCCTGTCCCTGAATTTATGACGCAACCCGGTACAGCGTTTGGTACTCAAACTACCGTTCCTGCACCTGCGGCTGCTCCTGCTCCGGCTCCTGCTGCTAATGCACCTGCGGCTGCACCTGCTGCGGCTCCTGCCGCCGCTCCTGCGGCTAATGCACCTCGTCCTCCTGCGGCTGCACCTGCTGCCGCTCCTACGGCTGGACTACGTACGCCTCAACAACTGGCTACGGTTAAGACTGACGAAATGTCAGTTGCAGAGTTTCAGTCTTTGCCTCAGGCTGAGCGGCTTCGTCGTTTACAAACACTGAATCAAGAACGTCAAGCAGCAGTTGACCGTGCACAATTAGGTAAAGTACCTGCGGCTGCGGCTGATATTGTTGCTGGTGGCCCTTATAACGCTCTTGCTCAAGGTGGTACTTGGCTTGCCAACCAAATTGGTATTCCACGTATTGGTCGTGCTCTTGGTATCTATGATGCTGATGTCACTCGCGTGGAGATTCCCACCGTAGGCACTGGTTCGGCTACGCCGTACTACGACATGGTTCGTCAGGCTGAGCAAGCCAATCGCCCGTTGACCGAAGCGCAACTGCTTGAGCGGTTAAAGACTGGTGAAACTACCCGTGCTAGAACGGCTGCGGCTGAGCGTACACAAAACGTGCAGACTGCTACACAACAAGGTTATGCTGATTGGCAGTTAGATGCTAAGGGTAAACCAGTACGTGGTCTTGCTAACAACAACCCCGGCAACATTCGCCCAAGCAATCAGTACACATGGCAAGGTCAAGTGGGTATCGACAAAGGGCCAAAAGAGGCTGCTGGCTTTGTTCAGTTCTCCTCACCTGAGGCTGGTATCCGTGCAATGACGCT